ACCGTCGAGTTTTGTAACTTTGGCAGTTGTGCTTAAAGTTGTTCCAGTAATTGTAACTGCGGTACCACCTTTGGTTGTACTTACGTTAAATCCACTGCCTGACAAATTGCTAGCTATTACATAATAACGTGTTGAGGCTGAAATACCGTTGGCGCCTGCCGCAAATTCAACAATGTCGCCTGCCACTAGTGTGTTACTTGCTGTAATAATATTGTTTAAAACTACAGTACCAGTAACGGTAATTGAAGTCTGTGCTGTTGTTGCGGTAGCTGTAACGCTTTGTGTTGATGTTGGGCTTGTAGTAATTGTTAGCGTATCGCTAGTAGCAATTGTTGTAGGTGCTGAACCTTGCACAGTTGGCCAAGATTTAGTCCAGTTGTTGCTACCAACTACCACCCATGTACCTTGATAGTTTTTAAAGAATAATTTGTATGGAGTTGCTGTAACAACTAATGCGTAACTACCAATAGCACCAATGCTTGCAAGTGGATCACCACTGCTTGTTCCGCCAACTTGTTGATTAGTATTGCTGATAATTGTCGGTGTTTTATTTGTAAATGACTGTGCGCCAACGCTTGTTGATGTCAGTGCATTTCCGTTCCATTCAAATATACCAAATACTGAATCTGCTGTGTCAAACCACCATGCGCCGTTTACTGGAGCACCTGCAGGAGCTGTTGTGCTTGGTGCCAATGCACCTAAATCAACATCTGCACGTACCACGTATGCGCGACTGCTAACTCCGAGATAGCTATAAGCCGCTTGAAGTCCATATTCATTACGTTCACCTGCGTGAACTGGATTATTACTAGCATCTGTTTCAAACATAGGTGTACCAAAAGTACTGCCCAAGTCCATTTGACTTGTCATCAAATAAACTTTGCCTGCATTTGCTTTTAGTGTTCCTGGTGCTGTGCCAGTGCCAGCGCCGTTCGCTTTGTCTTGTTCAGTTGCTACGATAATTAAAGGTGTTGTACCTGGGGCGGCTGGCGTATAGAAGCTTTCGTCTATTACTGTAACCGCTACGCCTGGGCTGTTCAATTGTGCCATTTGTTGACTCTCCGGTGAATACTAGTTCAATTGTATTTATAGATAAACTACAAAATTAAGCTAGTATACTACCTAGAAAAGGCACAGAAAAGGCTTAAATATAAAATGCGACCATTATGTAGATGCGGCAGAGCGCCTGTAGCCATTAATTACTATAAAGAAGGACAACCATACTATCGACGAGTATGCGGTTCTTGTTTGCGGGGAGTAAAAGTATCCCGTTGGCAACATGCTGGCTATAAATTAAAGAATATTTGCGACAAATGCGGATTTAAAAGCCAACATAGGGAAGTATTTGCTGTTTTTCATGTAGACGGAGATTTAAACAATTGCCGACATGCTAATCTTAAAACAGTATGTGCTAATTGTCAGAGAGTGTTACATAAGGAAGGGATTCAATGGAAGCAAGGGGATCTTGTACCAGATCTTTAACTTTAGACATGAGGTCGTCTATTGTTCCATCATTGGTCAGCACTGCATCAAACTTGGTGCCAACCCAAGCAGTTTCGCTAGCATGTATTCCCAGTTGCTTCATACGGTTCGAAGCAAGTGCCCAATTCATACAGTGATCGCCGGCATTCATATCAGCCGCATCCTTGTACCATTCGGGTTCTGCACCACGTTTTACACGGATCACAATACCGCCTGCTTCTTTAATTGATTTAATTTCATTAGGGAATCTGCAATCGCTTATGACAATATCGTCAGTTGAGTTGCGTAGTTTGTTTTCTAAGCTGGCAATCCAAATATCATCGTGGAATGCCTTACGGCAAACTTCAGTGCCCCAATATTGTAGTACCCACCGTGGAGTAAGATTGGGCATGTTTAATCGTTCACTCCACCACGGATCTATTTGCTCTCGCCATTCGCGAGCTTGTTTTGTGCGACCTTCCAGCATGGTTCTGTCCCAACCAAACACGTATGCCACTGCATCTTTCAAACTGTTGGCAAAACTTTCTCGTCTAAAACCGTGACAGTTAGTCAAATAATCGGCAATAGTATCTTTGCCGGAACCAATAAAACCACACACGCCTATAATCATAGAGCCCCCTAAAGTAACTCTAGTATATAACAGTTTTATTACAACGTCAAGATATAATTGCATCAAATGCAATAGATATTCTGTCCGAACTAGTCAAATTATTATGGGACACGCTATGCATTATCCAAGAAGGAAACATCACCAATCTACCAGTTTCCGGAGGAATTGTGCAATGCCAGGAATTAAAAAAATTATTAAAATCCTTGTGTTCTTCAGGTATAGCATATTGGATAACTGTATCTAATGGGGATAATAAAACGATATTACCATTTTCAGGAACGCCTGCTCCTTTTACATAGTAAACAATACTGAATACGCTATTAGGATGACAATGTGGAAGATCAACGGGTTTTGAATTGTTGATATTTGCCCATGCTTTGATTATTTTAAATGCTGTACCTGGTTTAAAACCTAATTCAGTATGTAATTCGTCTAGGCGAATTTGTATTTCTTTTATTAAAGGTTGTAATTCGGGTGTAGATAGACTTAATGGGCCGCTTTGTCCCGGGTGTCCAACAGCTTTATCAATTATGTCTCGACAAAATTGTTCTAATGCGTTGTTATTTAAATCTAAGCTATCAACAACTACTGGAGTTGTAAAAATATGTTCAATCTTCATCCAGTATATATGCTAGAAAATCCTTATCCAATAATAAATGTCATTGGTGTACCACCTGGAATCATGTCGCCGATATCTTTTTCTAATTGAGTAATTTCTGCGGTGCCTTCTGTTTTCAATGTGGCGCCGTTCATTTGGATGCCACTACTTGGGCCTGCAATAGAAGCGAATTTGCTACGTGCTTCACCTAGCATTAGCTTACAAACAGCCAGTGTGTAATCGTATAGCCATTGCTTGGCATAGATATCTTGTAATAGGACAAAATCTGGACGATAGTTCTGAGTTTTTAACATAACTTGTTCGCCTGTGGCAAACGGACGTTGTAATATAGTCAGCATGTGCTTAGTTGGATTCCAATTAAACTCTATGAAACTACCAAACATGCGTCCTATCAATTTTTGATAGCCTGCATACAATTCGTAAGTAGCAAGGCCGCCTAGCTGACTACCGTTCATCAAGTATGTATTTGTGTAGGCTAAGTTGAACGGCTCAAACAATGTGCCGCCTGCGCCCATACCAGTCCTACTTCCAATACTTCTACGAAATGCACTTTGTACTAAGATAACTTCGTCAGGCAATCTGTATTCATTTTGATCCACAGTTAATTCTACAAACAAATAACTTTCTTCTACAGCATTGCTACTGCGCTGACGTAATTTAGTTATAGCACGATTTAGTGCTGTTTCGTAGTGTTTAGGATCTAGTTCAACTTCGATCATGCCGTCGCCTAGCATATCTCGCACATAATCGAACACTTTATTTCGCTCTAATAAGCTGGTACTAGCAGATGTATCTGACATAATTGGATTCTCCACACATATTTAGCTGGCGATAAATATCATATGCCAAGACTATCCCTATATAAACCCGAACGTGGGCAAGATTACAAGTTCATTGATCGTCAGATTTCTGAGATGTTTCAAGTTGGCGGTACAGATGTATACTTACACAAGTATATTGGTACTGAAGCCATCGATTCTAATGGAAATACAATAACTAAAGATCATACACAAATTCAAGATTTATTATTATTAGAAAATCGTGATAGAAAATACGATTCTAGTGTATATAAACTTCGCGGAATTTATAATGTCCAAAACGTAGACTTTAATCTAAGTCAATTTGGCTTGTTTATTGATAATGACACACTATACATGACAGTGCATATTAACGATTTTATCAAATATATTGGTCGTAAACCTATGAGCGGTGATGTTGTTGAACTGCCGCACTTACGTGACGAATTTGCATTTAATGATTACGATGTTAGCTTGCCTAGATATTATGTTATTGAGGATGTAGGTCGTGCTAGCGAAGGATTTAGTGCCACTTGGTATCCGCATCTATACAGATTAAAAATTAAAAAGATTATTGACAGTCAGCAATATAAAGATATCTTTGCACAACCTATTAGCGAAGGTAGTTCAACTACACTACAAGATCTTCTTAGTACCCGTGCTAAAGATTTGCAAATTAATCAAGGCATATTAGACGAAGCAGAAGCTTACACTCCACTGAGCGGATATGAAACTAGACAATTTTTTACATTAGCTGTTGATCCGTTAACTGGAAGAAGTGTTATTAATCAAACTGCTGATATTACCAATGAAGATGGCAGTATTGATACGGTAACTGCTGATGCTATTGCGGCAGTCCCTGTACGTCCTGGATATACTGGTTACTTACTAGGTGACGGAGTACCAACTAACGGGTCGAGTTTTGGTTCGGGTATACAATTTCCAGATAGTGCCGCACAAGATGATTTTTATTTAAGGACAGATTTTATGCCTAACAGACTATTCCGCTTTGATGGAGCACGTTGGGTTAAAGTTGAAGATGCTGTTCGACAAACTATAACAAATACAGATTCTCGTAATACACTTAAAACTAGTTTCATTAATAATACAAATACTACTACGGTTGCTGGCGAAACATTCCCAGAACGTTCGAGCCTTAGTGAGGCACTTAAACCTAGGGCAGACTTATAATGCAATTTTTTTATGACAAACAGATACGCAGATATCTAGTACAAATCATTCGCGTATTCAGTAATTTTACTGTCAAATATGGCGACAATACGTTACATCAAATTCCAGTAATGTATGGAGATCCTGATAGACAAGCCGCAGTTGTTATGAGACAAAATAGTGAGAATGTGGTGCAATCAGTGCCACGTATTGCTGTACATATTACCGGTTTACAATTAGATCGTAGTCGATTAGGTGATCCTAGCTATGTAGGTAAAATGCATTTTAGAGAAAGAGACGTTGTTGGCGGCGATTATACTTCTGCACAAGGTAGAAACTATACAGTGGAACGTTTAATGCCAACTCCATTTAAGTTAACAGTTAAAGTTGATATTTGGGCCAGCAGTACTGAACAAAAATTGCAAATAATGGAACAAATATTGGTTTTGTTCAACCCAAGTTTAGAAATACAATCAACGGACAACTATATCGATTGGACTAGTTTAAGTCTTTTAGATTTAACCGACTTAACATGGTCTAGCCGAAGTGTTCCTGTTGGTAATGATAGTCCTATTGACATAGCAACTTTAACATTAGAAAGTCCTATATGGATTAGTCCGCCTGTTAAAGTTAAAAAACTTGGAGTTATTACAAATATTATCACTAGTATATACGATGGTATTGGTACAGAAAATTATGGATATATTGACGGACTAGGAGTAGACAATACTAGTAATGGACCAAGCCTAGGATCGATATTAAGCACACAATCTACCACTATTGCTGGCGGATTTGGTATTTTAGCTATCAATGGCCAAATACAATTACTAAATCCTGGAGAAAATTCAACTGCTGATAATGATCAACTGGATATTCCAACTAAGCAAGGCACGCCAGTTGACTGGTTTGGGTTGTTAGACCAGTATCCTGGAAAATATATCGCAGGTGCAGGCCACATTTACCTAATACAACCAACTGGTTATGAAGTGTCTGGCACATTTACAGTTAATGCCCTTGATACAACATTGTTAACTGTAACATGGAACGCTGATACTTACCCTAGTAATACTACGATTGCTAGTGTAAATCGTGTAAGCCCTGGAACATTTGATGCAATTATCAATCCATTAACATTTAATCCGGTCGATAATACACCTGTAGCCGGCAGACGTTACTTGTTAATAGATGATATAGGCGATGCACAAACAAATACAGATACAAACAATTCCGTAGCTTGGGGCACATTAATTGCCAAGGCAAATGATATTATAGAATACGATGGAACAGCATGGGCCGTTATATTTTCTGCGGCTCAGAACGAAGATAACCTAATCTATCAAACGAATATATACACAGGAGTTCAATACAAATGGAACGGAGTTTCATGGGTTAAGAGCTTTGAAGGTGAATATAGGGCAGGTGCATGGAGACTGGTACTGTAAGAGATAGAATTGTTTGTAGTGGCGCATTAATTTACGCCAGAAATACTCACAGATTTTTACTATTACAAAAAGCCACAGGCAAACATGCTGGTACTTGGGGGCTTGTCGGCGGTACTACTGTAGAAGGTGAAAACCCATGGCAAGGTTTACAGAGAGAAATTGCTGAAGAAATTGGCGCAATTCCTGATATTAAAAAAACACTTCCCTTAGAAACATTTGTTAGTAATGACTTTGTATTTCATTTTCACACATACTTGTGCGTAGTTGAGAACGAATTTGTTCCAATTTTAAGTCCAGAGCATAATGGTTGGGCATGGTCTGCAATGGATAATGCTCCTAAACCTTTACATCAAGGTCTACGTACTAGCTTTACAAACCGTGCAATCCGCACCAAACTCCAAACTGTATTTGATATTATAGATTTAATTTAACGCCAAAATTTAAGGTTTTACTGTAAGTTAAATGATAAATTAAAGCACAGTCTATTATTCAGGAGAAAAATTATGACTAAAATTGTACCTATTAGAGGTCGTCTAGTAATTAAAAAAATTGAAGACGACAACAGGACCAAGTCTGGCCTTAAACTCTCCGACGACTCGAAAGAAAGGCCAACTAAAGGAACTGTATTAGCAATTGGTGGAGGCACGATGAATGACGACGGAGTTATTCTGCCTATGATTATTAAGGTGGGCGACACTGTTTTGTATCCAAAATATGCCGGACACCCTGCAAAAGTAGATAATCAGGAATACTTGATTATTGATGAAAATGAAGTGCTAGCAATATTGACAGAAGGGGAAATGTAAATGGCAAAAATTAGTTCACGGGTAGTAGTGTTTGGCGCACAAGCAAGAGAGCGAATTATCAAAGGAGTTAATATCCTAGGTGATGCTGTTAAAGTAACACTAGGTCCTAAGGGACGTAATGTAGTTATTCAAAGACAATTTGGGCCTCCACACGTAACTAAGGACGGCGTTACAGTTGCTAAAGAAATTTTCTTAGGCGATAAGTTAGCAGATACAGGCGTTCGTATGATTAAACAAGCCGCAGTATCTACTGGAAACGACATTGGTGACGGTACAACTACTGCCACTGTATTAGCACAGTCAATGATTCGTGAAGGTATGAAATATGTTACAGCTGGAATGAGTCCTATTAATTTAAAACGTGGAATTGACAAAGCTGTGGCGGCCGCAGTTGACGAGCTTACAAAATTAAGCAAGGTATGTGACGACCCGGTTACTATCGAGCATGTTGCTACTATATCTGCAAATAATGATACAGAAATGGGCAAATTAATTTCTAATGCATTAATTAAAGTGGGCAAAACAGGTACAGTATCGGTTGAAAACGGTACTGGTTTAAAAGATGAATTTTCGCAAGTTAGTGGTCTTATGTACCAGCATGGATATTTGAGTCCGCATTTTGTAAATTCTGACAAACAAAAATGCATCTTAGAAAATCCACATATTTTAATTTCTGATAGGCCTATCTTAAATATGGCTGACTGTATGAGTATACTAGAAAAACTAGTGGAAACCAAACGACCATTTTTAATCATGGCAGAAACCGTCGATACCGAAGTTCTTGCTACACTAGTAATTAATAATTTAAATGGTGCTATTCGTACTTGTGCAGTTTTAGGTCCAGAATATAAAGGGCCTGCACGAAGTATATTAATGGAAGATATTGCCATACTCACTGGCGGTAAAGTAATTTCCGATGCCAATGGCACACGAGTTGAAACAGCAGAACTTGAAGATTGTGGGCAATGTAATCGTGTAGAAATTACAAAAGATACTACTACTATTATAGGCGGGCACGGTAATAAAGAAAAAATTCAAGCTCGTGTAACAGAGATTCAAACACAATATGACGAAGGTAAACTGCATGGCGATTTTGGTAGCTTGGATTTACTAGATAGAATTGCAAGTTTAACTGGCGGCATTGGTATTATTAAAGTTGGGTTTGCTACTAAGATGGAAATGCTGGAAAAGAAAGATCGTATTGATGATTCGTTACATGCTACCCGTGCGGCTATTGCGGATGGAGTTTTACCTGGTGGCGGTGTTGCTTATATTAGAATTAAAGATAAACTTAAAAATCTAAAAGGCGACAACGACGAACAAACAGCAGGTATACAAATTGTATTACGTGCTATGGAAGAACCGTTGCGACAAATTGCGTTTAACGCAGGTGATAGTCCAGATGTTATTGTTAACAAAGTTATTGAGGGCAATGACGAATTTGGTTACGATGCGGCTAACGGCGTGTTTGGCAATATGCTTGATATTGGTATTATAGATCCTACAACCGTTACAAAATATGCGTTAATTAATGCGGCTAGTGTAGCAGGATTAATAATTACTACAGACTGTGCAATTTACGAAGACGAAACAGAGTCGGATTTAAATATTATTGGGCCACAACCTGAAGTAGGTCAAGACTTAAATCAAAACTATCAAGGTACATGGTAATTTAACGTACTCAAACAAAAAGGCGCATGATGCGCCTTTTTTGTTGGCTAAAAACTATTAAGGTTTAGTAGGCCATGTTGGGTCTGTAGGCCATGTTTGTGAACTAGTAATATCGCGTAGTGCTTGTCTATATGTTGCCCATGCTGTTTTAGCAGAATCACTAAGTCTTGCCTGGCCTGAATTAGTGTCAGTCCAATCAGAATCTAATAATAGCTGGTTACGTTGAGCAAGGGCTGTTTCTTCGAGAGTTTTTAAACTTGGGGGTATAGTAACATATATATCTCCAATTCCTTCACTAATTTCGCCAAACTCGCCTGCTTTTAATCTAGTATACATTTCTGCTTGAAAGTCATCTCCAAGGTGAATTTCATCGCCCTTATGCGGAGTTGCATAGAATTTCACTGGATTAGTGCATCCTTTAAATAGAATAGTACACCAAACGGCTTCAACGCCCATCATCTCTCTGATTAATGTAATTTCGTGTATATCATCTACTGTAAATATTTTTGACATCTGTATCTCCTGGTCACACTGTTTATCAGTTATTTATGCGTTTTGTGACATCGTTGCGTATGCCTATCCCACCTCTTTTATCGTACGCATATTCAGGATAATGGGGGCCTTCGACATCAATATAATGAAAAAATGCTTGGATTTGATAGCTATCTGGGCCTGCGTCAAAGATGTCGCGCCAATGATCTAAATCACATCCTTTATATATAATAGCATCACCCGGATTTTGCGTAATTAAATTACCAGGTTCAACATACATACCCCAGCGCCAATCTGCATCTTTTAGAGTATAATGAAAGCCAAAACAAACAGTAGTGCTTATTTCACAACTTTCTCGATCTCTATGCACATCTAACTTGTCTCCTGGACGATATACACGATAGTATGTATACGTAGGACATAGTTTTTTACCAGTTTGCTGTTCCATATGCGGATGTAAAAAAAACATTAACGTTTCCATTAAAGTATCACCATATACAGAGTGTGCTTTTTCTACTTGTGTTCCTGGCCCTTCAGGATTAAATTCAGTAGCTTCTTTTAATAAAGCATATTTGGTAACAATTCTACATAAATCAACAGGTATTAACCCTGTCACTGCAATGTATTTGTTTTGATTAAATGTGTTATTGGTCATTTCCATGAGGGTCCTAAATTCCAACATACTAAACTATAGCGTGTCCCTCTTGTAACCGGTGTTACTTGATGCTGAATATGTGATGGAAATACAATAACTGACCCTCGAGGACGTATTTCTGTGACAGTATGAAATCTATCTGGGCGGTGCGGCCCTAAATCGAATTGTAAATTCCCGCCATCATACTCTGCTGGATCATTTAGGCTAATAGTAACACTAAGTTTTCTTATTTTGCCAATCATATTTTTATTAAGAGTTTTATTATGATCTTCGGGCACTGGATCTCCAAGCTGACTTGTCATTGTAGTACCGTCTGGATTTTTATGAGAGCTATGAACTTCTGGATTGAATTCTTCGTAAGGAGAATCACTAGAATCAGCATGCCAACCATAAAACTGATTGATACCATATTTTGTAAATTGAAAATCTTCAGTATAATCCCAATCAAAATTCCAATTTGCTTTTTTATTAGCTTCACGTATGTAAGGCCATACTAACTCGTACAAAGAAGGATTACTTAAAAATGTTACATTAGAATCTCGAACATACGTTTGATTAAGATCTATTCCTTTTTCTGCTAGTTGTTCCCTAGTTTCATGATTACTTGGTATTGCATCGTTGTTCTGGCCTTTTTGAAGCCAACCGCCCACTGTTCCAACTAGTGCTTCTTCACCATATTTTAGTTTTTGTTCGTGCATGGATTCTAAACCCATTTCCATAATTTGATCACAAACATGTGGCGGTAACGCCGACAAAAAATACCAGTAACTATATTTTAAAATCATTTAAACACAGCACCGTGGACATGTCCAACAATAACTTTTTTAATGCCCTTAGTCACAGGAGCAATACCATATGCTAGATATGATGGGAAAACTAAACAAGATCCCTGTTCTTTAAGAAGTGCAGGGTCTGCGGCAATATTTAAAAACTCAATATCACCGCCTTCGTAAGAATCTGGGTCTGATAAATTGATAATAAAACTTAGCTTTCTTGAAGATGACATTGAATTTAATTCCATATGCATTTTATAAAAATCATTTTCACCATAACTAAAAATTTGTGGGAAATCTTGATCAATTATACCAAGCAATTTAAAATCATAAACTTCGTTATTTGCTAGTTTTGTTATATCTCGAATGTTTAAAAAAGGAAATCCTGCAATATCTCCTCTTAATTTTTGTCGGCGGGAACGGTGGAAACTGCCGTCTGTGTTACCAACTACAGTTGCCGGCAACCATAGTTCATCTATGCAATTACTCATTATAGTTTCGCATTCTTCTTTAGTAAAAAGTTCAGATTTATTAATTGATACAATTTCTAAAGAAGCTAGTTTGCTTGGGCCTTCAGTGGCCGCATCGGTAAAATTGCCCTGGGTTGTAGTAGATGTCATGAAATACTCCGTTGATTAGTTTTTGTACTTATCTTTGTTTCCAGCAATATATTTAAAATTTGGCTATATCAAGTCTGTACAATCTTAAAATTTTATAGGTTAAATATCCTACAAGAGGATGTTTAAATGATTGGAGATTTGCTGGTAAATTCAGTTGTAACACATGCGCCGGTTACTGTGTATCCTGCCGAACGTGATGTTGTTAACAGTTTATTCTTGGGACCTTATTTTCCATGGTTTTGGCAAGATCGACAAACTACCGATGACAAAGAAACAGTTAAAAGTAATTTTCCTACAGCGTTACGTGAACATATAGACTTTTACAATGGTGCATTTTTAAGTCATACATTATTGCATCGTACAGAAATTGAAAATGTAAAACATACAGAGCGTCCAAGTAACGAAATTAGTCAGTACTGGGAGTTTTTCCTTGAGATATTCCATAGATTTACTGTTGAAAACAATATAAAATATACAAATATATTTAGAGCTAATTTAAATTTAACATGGTATAACGGAGATTGGCATACTGCTCCGCATTTAGACCATGATTGGCCGCACAGTAATTTTATCATGTATCTAACAGACTGCGAAGATGGACAAACTATAGTATGGCCTGAAGATTTTGCAACTAGTTACATGATACCCTGTATACAATATACTGCTGTAACTTTTAAACAGCATTGGCATGCACACAGGTATCCGGCACCTGGAACAAAGCGACTGGTATTTGTGGTAACTTATGTATGAGCAAAGATATTACAAATGCAATAACACACGGTACGGTTGTTGTATATCCTCAAGAACAAGAATTTATTGAAACCGTTATAATGGGTTCAAAATTTCCTTGGTTTTGGAAAAGCGGGCAAGCATTTGATACTGAGTTTTTTTATAATAAACATCTTCCTGATTGGTTAAGGCCACAGTTAGTACATTATAATTCGCAATTCTTTAGTCATACATTACTAAAGAAAGCAGAGCACGGTGATCAAAGTCATTTAGACAGAGGCCCTGACGATTTTAGTATATATTATGAATTTTTTATTGAATTGTTTCATAGATTCATGTCTACAAACAATATTAAATATACTAAAATATACAGAGCCAATTTAAATTTAAACTGGTATAATGATATTAATCATACAGAGCCGCATTTGGACCACGATTGGCCGCACTGTAATTTCATTATGTATTTGAATACATGCGAAGCAGGTGAAACGTTAATATGGCCTGACGATTTTTCTACTACTTATAGTATTCCGTGTGTACAAAATACAGCAGTATCGTTTAAGCAAGAATGGCATGCCCACAGATACCCTGCGCCTAAAACCCGCAGAATTGTGTTTGTTGTTACATATAATTAATAAAGGATTTTAAATGAATGTAGTTATTGTTGGAGGTGGAACAGCAGGTTGGGTCACAGCGTTGATGATATCTGCACGACATCCTAATCATACTGTTACTATAATTGAGTCTTCAAAACTTGGAGTAATTGGAGTTGGAGAAAGTACTACTGGATGGTTAACTGATATTTTAACAAATCACAGATTTAATTACGGTTGTGATCTAAACGAGTTTATTATAGAAACAGGTGCAACCTTAAAATATGCCATTCATCACAAAGGATGGACTAATAATATTGATCAAGGTTATATCGGCCCAATAGACGGTAGTTATACACGAACATCTGTGCCTGATTTTTTACTATCTTGGGCTCAACATAATTTAGAACCTAAAGATTTTATTAAAATTAGTGAATGCGGGCATCGTATAGCAAACAATAAATCTAATTTTAATAAATTTACTAAAACATTCATAAATCATGACCACGCTATGCATATTGATGCACACCTCGCAGGTCAATATTTTAAAAAAATAACTTTAAAAAATGCAAATGCATCTTATATAGATAGTATTGTAAAACATGTTAATTTAAATTCTAAAAATGGATTTGTAAAATCCGTTATATTAGATGATGACCAGTTAATAGAGGGCGACTTCTTTATCGATTGTTCTGGATTTAATCGAGTATTAATGAATACTGTGGCGCCCAATCAGTGGATTAGTTATCAGAAAAATTTACCTCTTAATACAGGCATGCCTTTTTTACTAAAATACAAAGAAAATGAAGTTCCTGAATCGTACACAACTGCTTGGGCACAAAAAAACGGATGGATGTGGCAAATTCCTTTAATGGATCGTAAAGGTTGTGGGTATGTATTTTGCGATGCATTTACAACTACGGATAAAGCACAAGAAGAAATTGAAACAATACTAGGACAGCCAATAGAACCTATACGTACTATTAAATTTGATGCTGGTAGACAACGGGAAGCGTGGGTTAAAAACTGTGTTGCTATTGGACTTAGTAGTGCATTTTTAGAACCATTAGAAGCTACTAGTATACATTCTTCAGTAGTACAAGCTCATAACTTTGCGGCTGAATACTTAAAAGAAGACCTAATCGAAACAATGAATGAAGGATCCCGTAGGGTATACAACCATCGTACACGTATAATGTACGATGATATTAAAGATTTCCTAGTATTGCACTATCAAGGTGGTAGAAACGATAGCGATTTTTGGCGCATGATTAGTAGTGGTGTTACTCGAACAGACTTTGTCGATACATTGTTACATATGGGCAAAAGTAAAGTTCCTTCAGACCACGATTTTTCAAATTATCCCGGTAGTGCCGGCTGGCCCTTGTATAGTTTTGTCATGAACGGATTGAATTTAATAGATAAACGTGCTAGTGCTATGGATCTAAAAATGATAATGTCTAGGCACGGTAATTTGCAAGATGTAGGTACTGAAGTATACTATAATATGCAAGACCAATGGACCAATAATTTACAAGATTGTTACTCATACGAAGAATTTATAAATTATTTCAGAGATATAAGAAAATTTCGAGGTGTTAAATGAACGTAGTTATTGTTGGAGGTGGAACGGCAGGCTGGATTACAGCATTACTAGCGGCCAGACGTCATCCTAATCATAATATTATTGTAATTGAATCGTCAAAGATTGGAATCATTGGGGTTGGAGAAAGTACCACCGGTAGAATAACTGACGTGCTGACAAATCACATTTACGATTTAGGGTGTGACATAAACGAATTTATTATAGAAACCGGCGCCACATTGAAATACGGTATTAAACACAAAGGTTGGACTAACGATATTAATAGTTCTTACTTAGCACCCATCGATGGATCATGGACACATATGAGTGTTCCTGATCCTTTATTTTGCCGAAGTGTTGGTTTAGCAAATGATTCCTTACTAACAACTAGCAGATGCGGTTATTGGTTAGAGCACGGGCTTTCAAATTTTGACGAGCGTACAAACTCTTTCCAAGTACCGTCTAATGCATTTCACGTAGATGCTCATTTAGTAGGTAAGTATTTTAAAAAACTTTGTTTACGTGCCGGCAATGTACAATATATTGACGATGAAATAGTAAATGTAGAATTAGATTCAGTAACTGGTAATATAAAAACATTAAATTTACAAGACAACAATCCAGTATCTGGAGATTTTTTCATCGATTGCTCTGGATTTCATAAAGTGTTGATGAACGAATTGCCTAATAAATGGGTTAGCTATCAAGCTAACCTTCCTCTTAATTCTGCTATACCGTTTTTATTAGATTATGATGCTGACGAATTGCCGGTTCCGTATACAACGGCATGGGCACAACAGAACGGATGGATGTGGACTGTACCATTAATCGATCGTAAAGGTAACGGCTATGCATTTTGCGATGCATTTACAACTGCGGATAAAGCACAAGAAGAAATTGAAACATTACTTGGTAAAAAGATCAATCCGGCAAGAGTTATTAAGTTTGATTCTGGCAGACAAGAAAATGCATGGGTTAAAAACTGTGTTGCTATTGGACTTAGTAGTGCATTTTTAGAACCATTAGAAGCTACAAGTATTCATTCGTCTATTGTTCAAGCACAAATGATAGTGTTTGAGTATTTAAAACCTACACTAGAAGAAACATTAAACACTGGTTCTAGAAATATACACAACCAAAGAGTTAGAAAAATGTATGATGATATTAAGGATTTCCTAGTCATGCATTATATGGGCGGAAGAGATGACAGTGAATTTTGGAGATACATTAAGTCTGGTATTGTTAAAACTGAATTTGTAACAAATTTATTAGAAATGTCTAAAACAAAAGTACCAACTGTAAATGATTTTCCTAGTTATTCTGGATCTGCAGGTTGGCCGCTATACAGTTTTGTAATGGATGGGCTAAATTTGCTAGATCCATCGGTTGCTAAGGCAGAATTAGGTTTTAAATTGCCAGTACACGGCGATATTAAGACTGTTACTGCTCAAACATATTATGATTTACAAGATATATGGAGAACAGAATTTTCAAGTTGTTACACATATAATAATTTTATAAAATATATACGAGATATACGACAAAAAAATGGCCTATCAAATAAACAATATTAAAGACGAGATTCTTTTAATAGAAAACATTGTTCCAGAATCTTTTCAAAATGCAATTTTAGAAAGAGTACAAGGTGTAAATCACTTTCCTTGGTTTTTATTGCATCGTATCGGCCATCCAGATCACTATGGGGTAGGTACTACTCCTAATTACGTAGATCCTAACATAACAGATGATGTAGGATTCTTCCATATGGCGTTTGACGGTAATGTTACGTCTGCTCACTATGATTTTTTTAGACCTATCTTAGATTTTTTTACAGAAAAGACTAATATTAATGTTAAAAACTTACTGCGTATACGATTACGTTATACACACAAAGGGCAAGGGCATACTGATTTTAAATATGCCGCACCGCATGTTGACTTTAACACTGGGCATCCGTATAGTACACTAGTTTACTATATAGACGACTGTGACGGTGATACTATTATATTTGATAAAATTTTTAATCCTGCTGAAGAAATATACGATCCAGTATTTGCAGAACCGCTACCAGAGTTAGTACGTGTTACTCCCAAGCGAGGTGCAGGCTTATTCTTTAACGGTCACAGATACCACGCTGGCAATTATCCCGTAACAAAAAGTTCTAGAATTGTAATTAATTTTGATTTTGAGACATTATGACACATCTTTATAAAAATTATCTTATTTGTAGAGATGACTATTTTGATAAACCTGACAATGTTATTGCAATAGCAAATAATTTAGATTTCCACAAGTCCACATATTTTCCAGGACGTAGAACTGGAAATTTATTAGCTATGGAAGATCCAGAAATTAAAAAATTTGCTGATTGGTTTGCTGATAGGGTTAGTTATGATGTATTTCCAGGCATTAGTCGATACGAAATATACGTATGTTTCCATATTAATGATGTTTACAAAGATAAAAGATTTAATGCAGGTTGGATACACGCAGACTATGGCAATTTAGCAGGATTGGTATACTTAACTCCTGACGAGGATAATCTTAATACTGGAACTTCTATATTTTCAGGCAAAGGTGCAGACTTATCAACATGTGATGAATTACCTTCGGATGCAGAAGCTCGTTTAAAATTTTATTTAGACGAAAATGTTACTCCGGAATTTGTTGAAGGATTTGAAAGAAATCGAAAGTTACTTGAAAATTCAGAAACTATCAGAATTGGAAATAAATTTAATCGTTTAATTGCGTACGATTCTAAAATGTGGCATAGGCCAAACAGTATGTCCACCAAAACTGGAACTCCACGGTTAACTTTGTTGTTTTTCATATCGCAGTTTAACTACAACCAGCAAACAATAAGTACTGTATAGGAAAATATAAATGAATAAAATAGATACAATTTCAGTAGTAGGCGGCGGCACAGCAGGTTTTGTGGCCGCATTAATTTTAAAAATGCGATTTCCTACTTCTAAAGTTAATGTTATTCGCTCTAAAAAAATTGGTATCATAGGAGTAGGTGAAGGAAGTACAGAGCATTGGAATGAATTCATGCAGTATATTGGAGTTCCATTTGAACGTGTTATACAAGAATGCGATGCTACCTTTAAATGCGGGATTATGTTCAAAGGATGGGCTAAGGAAGACTATATGCATAGCATTGGCCCAGAGAAAGATGTAAAAAATGGTCAATATCATTCAGTATACGGCAAACTGATTGGAGATCGTGCTCCTAAACATACGCTAAACATACCAGGTTCTTGGAATAATAGGGTTGCGGCTTATCGATTAGAAGACATCAGTACTGGGCCGCCGTGGAACCAGTATCATTTTAATACACAAAAACTTAATGATTTTCTTACACGAGTTGCAATGGATAGACAAATTGATGTTATAGACGATGAAATTTTAGATATAGTACTAGACGATGACGGAAAAATTAATCACTTAGTAGGCGAAGCTGACAAATATCATGCTGATTTTTACATTGACAGCACCGGTTTTAGAAAGATGTTAATTACCAAACTAGGTGCTACATGGCAAAGCCATAGCAAATATCTTAAAATGAATACTGCTATTGTATTTCCAATGGAAGATACTGATGAATATAACATGTGGACTCTAGCTCAGGCAATGGATTACGGTTGGATGTTTAAAATTCCAGTATGGGGACGTAGCGGCAACGGTTATATATTTGATAGTAACTATATAACTCCGGAACAAGCTAAACTAGAAGTTGAAAAAATGTTGGGCAAAGAGATCACTGTTGGAAAAACATTAACTTTTGATCCTGGAGCATTAGATCGAGTGTGGATTAAAAATTGTTGTGCTATTGGTTTAAGTGCCAGTTTTGTCGAACCTTTAGAAGCCACTAGTATTGGTACTAGCATACAACAGTCATTTTTGTTAATGCACCGATTGCCTAACTATAGTGAAGATAATATAGAAAAATACAATAAAGATATTGCCGACATACTGACTAACATACGTGATTTTGTTATATTACACTATATCACTAAGAAAGATAATACTCAGTTTTGGAAAGATGTACAAAACATGCCTATTCCTGAAAGTCTTGCAAAAAATTTAAAAATGTGGAAGAAGAATTTACCAGTAGCCGATGATTTTAGAGGATCAACTGACTATAAACTGTTCAGCGAAGCACACTATACACATATCTTGTACGGATTAAATTTATTTGATACCAGTGCAATTAAACAAGAATACGAAATGATGCATCCTAAAATTAAAGACATTGCAGAAGATTTTATTCGAGAAATTAGAATGTTAGGATCAGTTCAACCAACTGTAGGGCATAAACAATATATTGAAAGTATCCGTAAATTTAAAAAAATTAGTTAAAATTCATTGCAATTGAAATTCTGGGTTCGCTATTAGTCCCAGGTTCTACACAATGTCTAAGATAAGACCTGAATATTAATAATGTACCCGGCTCAGGTGTATATGAAATTCTAGTATAACGTAGATGATTCTTATTGATATGTGTTTTTAATGGCATCATATCGGGTTCTTTAGGATCTTCAAATATAATTTTACCAGACCCTTCTGGCGCATCCACATAATACACAGCACTAAAGATATTACCGTTGTGTGTGTGAAATTCTTGCCATGCCGACCCTTCTGCAATATTCATCCATGCATAACTTCCTTGATATGACATATTACAATTATGTAATTTGGCAAATTCGTGAACATGATGTGTAACAGCATCTAATGCTGGTTGAAATTCTATATCTGTAGATAAATCATGAGTTTGATGTGTATTATACGTGCCTCCTAGCCATTCTGCGCCGCCGGTTGGAGTATTTTTTTGTATAGCAAGACAATGTTTTCGTAAACGGTCATTTTGCTCGCGAGTAATTATACCGTCTTGTCGATATATTGCAACTGGAAACCACATTTCAACTTTTGACATCTGTGTCTGCCCATACGTTAAATGAAACTGAAATTCTATTTTCATTAGAATGATTCTGTGCTACAGTATGTTGTAACCAAGACTCAAACATTAGCATTTCACCCACTACCGGTTTGTATTTTACATGGCTGAAATTATAATTATTTTCTTCTTTTTTTACTCTATCAAAAAAAGTATTTGATACACGTCTTGCTTCCAACGGGTTATGAAAAATAATATCTCCAGATTCTTCAGGTACTTGTAAGTATAATACACCACTTACTAATGCTCCGTAGTGATCATGTCGGACAAAATAACTACCAGGTTGATTAAATTGCAACCACGACGTTAGTTCTATAAAGCAATCTGGATCGTAACCTAACAAGTTTAAATATTCTCGTGTTACTTTATTAATATAATTTGATAAAGGCTTATCTCCTAGTTTGCCTAAGAAATTTTTATCTTTGTAAAAAGTAGTTAATAATTCGCCAGGCGCTGGTGGGTTAGTCATGTCTGAATCTATTACATATTGATTAACTAACTGTTGTGTATTTTTAACAATAGCAGGATCAACAATAAATCTAACAAGTGGTATAGGAAAAATGTTGTCAACTATCATAATGGTTGTAAATTAATATTAATTATAACTCGTTTAGTACCGCTAATAGGATTACTGGCAGTATGATATTGCAGTCCGTTAATCCATACTAGACGATTAGCTTTGGGGGTTACCCGAGCTTGGGTTGTGAATTCTACAGGAAATGCTGGCCTAGTGGATTCCGAATATGTGTGCCACTGATCAAATATACGGGTATCGCCATCTGTATCATTGAGATAGAATATAAAAGATTCATGAGGATAATAGTAATCAACATGGGGGATGTTATAATTATCAGCAGTAAATCCTTCTTTTTGAAATTTCATGCTTAATCTTGCTCTAATTAAATGGGCCTGTGTAAATCCAAATTCAGATCCTAATTTTTTAAACAAGGGTTCTAGTTGATCGTAGGTAAAACTTTTAACTTCCCATTCACGTTCAAATACAGAATGATTAAATCCCCATGTTTCAACTGCTAACGGATCGTCTACATTAGCAGTATCTCTGGGATCCATAGATACATGTTCTCCAAAAAACCAGGGAAATTTCTGTCCTAGCACAGTTTCCGATAATGTTTTAAATTCATCGGGTGAGAGAAAATCGTCAAATATTCTTAGGCTACTGGTATTCATGACAATATTTATGAAATTTGAACTAGAGGCAGAAAATAATATAAGTAATATTATGAAAACAGAAACTTTAACCATTGTAGGCGGGGGCACTAGTGCATGGCTGGCGGCCGCCTATTTACATCACAACCATCCGGCCATTAAAATCACAGTTGTTGATAAAGAAGTAGGCAACTCAATAGGAGTTGGCGAGGCAACACTATTAAGTTTTCAACCTTTTATGGAAGAATGCGGATTTCCGTTAGAAGATTGGTTTGTAGAATTAGACTCTGGGTACAAAGCTGGAATATTGTTTACAAATTGGCGTGAATCTGGTAACAATATTTGGCATCCATTTTTTAAAGGCAATAGAAAAGTAAATGAAGATTATCATTTGTGGGATATTTGGTCTTTAGTTCAGGATTTAGATTTTAAAACACATGTTACAGGCGGCTATAGTTCAGCAGTACTACATAATACAATTAATCCAATAAGTGGTGATAGTGCGGCGTATCACATTAATTGTGGAAAGCTAGTGTTATATATACAAGAAAAATTAAAAGACAAAATTAGAATTATCAAATCTGAAGTAGTCAATGTTATAAAAGAAAATGACAACATCGATTTTATAGAATTAAAAAACGGACAGTTTATTAAATCAGATTTATACGTTGATTGTACAGGGTTTTATAATATCTTAAGAACATCTGAAAGAAAAATTGATTTAAAAAATCGCCTGTTTGTTAATACTGCGGTAGTACATCAAGTTCCATATGTAGACAGGCCTAACGAATTTAAACCATACGCTGAGTGTGATGCTGTTGATCACGGCTGGATATGGAAAATTGGAGTTGCAAATCGTATTGGAAGTGGCATGGTGTTTAATAGACATATTACGGATGTTGAAGAAGCTAAAGAATATTTTGCCAACTATTGGGAAGGTAGAATTAAAAAAGAAAATGTACGTGCTATCAATTGGGATCCGTTTTATAATGAAGATCCATGGGTTGGCAATGTTGTACAAATTGGCCTAAGTGGCGGATTTATAGAACCTTTAGAAAGCACAGGCGTTGGATTAATTACTGTGGGCATTACACAATTAAGCAATACACTACATGAACAGTACTATACACAAAATGATATAGATTTGTTCAACACATTTATGGTTACACTGTTTGAGGATTGTGTATCATTTGTTAGTATGCATTATGCTAATAATAATAGGACAAGTAAATTTTGGAAACATGTTCAAGATACATTTGTACCTAGTGAAAGAATGCTACATTATCTTGAACGTTTGAAAAATCCTGATATTAAAGTGCCTGTTGATAGTAAATTTAATTATATGTTTGGCGGTAGTAGTTGGACCATGTGCTTGCAACAGTTAGGGTTTGAAATTGCTCCTAGGAATATTCCTTACACACCTGAATACGCTAGAGAATTACTAAGAAAAGTATATGTAGAATTTGAAAAACATAAACATGTATGGAGTCGACACCATAGTAGTGAAATTGATCGCATACATGAACTTACAAAATGACAAGAATAATAAATTGGTCTTTTACAACTCATAATACATGGGGCATTGATCATCCAGATTGTGTTAAGCCGTTATTAGATGCTAACTACAAACCTTTTAAAAATTTATCCAAGGAAATAACTAGTTCAAGAAAAGGTATAACGTATTTAAAATGTCCTGCACATACCGATTTTTTGCGAAATACGTTTGTATTTTGTGCGCCGTTTGATTTAACAATTAATCTTGATATAGATATATCTACAGATACTGTAAAAATTTGGTGCGATAATATATCTCAAGAAGTGTTTGATTCAATCATAGATACTAGATTTTTATTTGGTACAGAAAAAGGTAACGATGTATATCCGTTACTAGGAGTTGATTGGCTTACTATTTTTACTTGTAAAGAATCTACTATGATACAAGTATTTCCAGCTTTTATGCATCGTAATGAATTTACAGAAAAAACTACTATAGTTCCAGGCCAGTACGACATTAGCAAATGGACTAGACCTGTAGAAACTGCTTTTGAAATTAGAAGTCATAAAGAGCGCATTGTAATTAAAAAAGGCGATGCACTTGCTTATATAAAATTTCATACAGACGATATAGTAAAACTAGTTGAGGCAGAAACACCTTACGAAGAAATGAAACTATGTAATGACATACGTAATGCTAACATGTTTAGACCTTTAAAAGAACGTTATACAGCATTAGAAGAAAAAAGGGCAACTAAGTGCCCTTTTGATACTGACAAGTCAGTTTAGTATCTAATAATAACAACTCCGCTACCACCTGTGCCACCGTGAGCGCCGGCGCCGCCGCCTGAATTTGATCCGCCAGGCCCTCCGCTAACAGTTCCTCCGCAAGCAGTACCGTCATTTAAAGCCTTACCACCGCCTAAACTTTGTCTGCTTGTACCGCCATATGGGCCACTGTGATGATGTCCGCCGCCACCGCCACCACCAATACCACCATCAGATAGTCCCCAGCCTAAGTGACCACCACCGCCACCTCCACCTGCAAAGTATAACATATTTCCTAATACATCGCTTGCTCGACCAGCGCCGCCTGTCATATTATCGCTTCTAAAATCGCCGCGGTAATTTTGACGACCATCTGGTGCCGATGCGCCGCCGCCACCTGCTCCGCCGCCTGAGCCGCCTTGATGAGTATTTTCAGAATCGACGTTAAATCTAATTCCGCTACCTCCAGGATATCCTTGTCCGCTGTCTCCTAAACCGCCGTAACAGCGTGTGCGACTATCAATACCGTCTCCAGTATTTGTTCCACCACCGCCTGAGCCTCCAGGATTACCAGCTGTATAAGTTCCTAAAGCACCTGGATTAGTATGTGTCCATGTGCCGCCTGAACCTCCACCGTTGGCAGTTAGTGTTGAAAATACACTGTTACCTCCTCTATTTCCTGGGCCGTGTGTGCCACCGCCGCCAACCGAAACAGGATATCCAGTACCATTACTAACAGGAAAACTACGATTAAAAACAACTCCACCACCACCACCGCCGCCACCCCAGCTTGAGCCTCCGCCTCCTCCGCCCGCGACTACTAAAACTTGAACGTTACCTGTAAACGCAGGAGTAAATGTTCCGCTAGTAACACTGGTAAACATGTGTACAATGCCGCCGCCTGGAATATAAGAGATAGAATCTCCGCCAGTTCCTACTAATCCTTGACTATATCCAGTTACTGGGCGCCAGTTACCTGCGTCATAAAACTCTAAAGTATTTTGATTATTTGTAGTATTAAATCGTAATTTAGATGTTCCAGCCGCTGTACTTACTGTTTGATTTGGTAAGTTTACTGAATCTGTTGAAGTAATTGTTGTATTTTTTAACGTTGCCATATTTTTCTCTAATTAATATTTTACAATTACAATGCCGGATCCGCCGTTGCCAGCTTGTCCGTGAGCGCCAGAGCCACCGCCTCCGGTATTGTCGCCAGCATTGCCGCCGTTATAGTGACTAGAACCATTGCCGCCGTTGTTATAACCAGGCCCGCCAACGCCAGCACCACCATGTGAACTACCTGAATATCTTGGGCCGCCGTGCGTTTGAGTACCGCCACCACCGCCACCAATGCCTCCGCTAGAAGCCAATGTGCTATTTCCATGATGGCATGCGCCACCACCACCGCCACCCCAGTATTCAGTATATCCAAGTATACTGTTTGCTATTCCTGGGCCGCCATCGTTGAGCAATCCTTGGTGGCAATCATCTTCTGCACTATGTCCTGGGCCGCCAGCGCCGCCACCGCCACCACCTTTGTGTGTATCTTCGCTTTGACGATTAAATCTAATTCCGCTACCGCCGGGATATCCTTGACCTGTTATTCCCCGACCACCCATATTTTTATTTCTACTATCATTTGGGCCTGTAAATCCGTTTGATCCTGCACCGTTTGATCCTGGGCAACCGCCACCGCCTGAGCCGCCTGGACGACCGGCATATCCGTCCCATGATCCGCCACCGCCACCGCCGTTAGCAGTAATGGATCCAAATACTGAATTATTTCCGTTTGTAGAACTTGTTGAGTATGCAGGTGGGGATCCAGCAGTTGCTCCAACTGTTACTGGAATACCTACACCGTTAGTAACAGGAAATGATCTGTTATATATAATGCCGCCGGCACCACCGCCTGAACCTAAATGTCCGCCGCCAGAGCCGCCGCCGCCTACAACAAGCACTTCTACTGTTCCGGTAAACGCTGGAGTAAATGTTTGACTGCCACCTGTAAACACGTGAACAACAGAATTACTACGACTAGTATTTGATCCTGCATATAAAATTTGATTGCCGCCAGTACCTATGGATCCTTTACTGATACCAGTGACTGGTCGCCAGCCAGTATTGTCATAAAATTCAACTAGATTATTGGTAGTGTTATAACGTATCATACCAGCTGTTGGGCTTGGACGAGCTCCTGCGTTACCTTTTGGTAATTGCAAAAATCCTTGATCATTTATTACTGTTGTTTGTAGATTTGCCATTTATATTCTCTTATTAATACCTTACAACAACGATACCGGAACCGCCACTGCCGTGATATGATCCACCGTTGCCACCGCCACCGCCTGTATTAGCGCCGCCGTTGCCACCATAACGTGCATGTCCGTCACTGTTTGACGAGTTGCCGCCTTGGTTCAGTGCTTGACCGCCGCCCCTGCCATTGCCTAATCCTGGGCCAAAACCTGGAACATAGTGAGCAGATCCTCCGCCACCACCTCCAACGCCTCCATCACCGCCACCGCCGTCACAAATATGCGGCCCGCTTGCGCCGCCGCCGCCCCAATATAATACGCTTCCTGTGATATCACTTGCTCGCCCTGGGCCGCCGTGTGTTGCTTGTTTTTGATTTTGATCCTGGCTTGCTAATCCTGGGCCGCCTGCTCCGCCACCACCACCACCATTGTGCGAATCAGTTCCGTCATCGTTAAAACGTACACCACTGCCGCCTGGAAAACCTTGCCCTGTTATACCAGGGCCGCCTGATACTCTGAATCGACTACTATCAGCAGAACTTGGGCCACCTCCGCCACCCGATCCGCCTGGGCGTCCCGGTGTTGTTGAATCCCATACTCCGCCTGTGCCGCCGCCTGTGGCAGTAGTGCCACCAAAACTAGTACTGCCGCCTTGGCCGCCTGCGCCTGCTCCGCCGCCTACACTGATTGGAATACCTGTGTTGGCTGTAACTGGAAATGAGCGATTAAAAATAACGCCTCCACCTCCTCCACCGCCCGACCAACTGTTTGCGCCAGCACCAGCGCCGCCTGCAACTATTAACACTTGCACGTAGCCTGTAAAACTAGGTGTAAATGTACCAGCGCCAACGCTAGTAAACATATGAACAATGCTGTTGCCCATGATAAATCTTTGATCGCCGCCTGATCCCATAGTGCCTGAACTAAATCCAGTCACTGGTCTCCAGCTTGCACCATCATAAAATTCCACTAATGCATAATCGGTATTGTAACGCATCATTCCAGATACTGGACTACCCGGACGTTGAGCAGTTGTACCTTGCGGTAATGACAAGTCCGTAAACGATGATTGCACTAATGATGCCATTTTATTTTATACCTTTTAACAAGTTAATTTCTTCTTTAAGTGTTTTGATAGACTCAACTAGATAAGCACCTAACTTGGTGTATTGAATTCCGTATGGCTTGCCATCGGCATCTAAACTAACTAGTTCTGGAGCAAATTTAAATACTTCTTCAGCAATTAAACCAGCTTCATGTTTATGATTATCTTTACGATCGTATGTTACACCCATTAATTGCATAACTACATCTAAAGCGTTTGTTAGTGGTTGTACGTTTTCTTTAAATGCAATACTTGAAGTTTCAACTAGTGTTGCACAAGTAACTTGACCTGAAACACCAACACCACCAGTAACAACAATAGTACCTGTGCCGGTAGTGCTTGAAGTAGTACCTGCTGTAAAACTTACTTGACCGTTAGCACCCAATGTTGTAAATAGCGCAGATCCACGTGTTGTTGCACCAATTGTTACGTTGTCCATTGTACCAGTTACACTACTTGGAGCAATAGTTAATCCGCCTGTTGGGCTAATTGTAACTAATGCGGCTGGACTTAATGTCACAGCACCGTTAGCACCCAATGTTGTAAATAGCGCAGATCCACGTGTTGTTGCACCAATTGTTACGTTGTCAATAGTATTGTTAGCTAATGTTCCTGCTGGATTAATAATAATATTACCGCTACCGCTTGGACTAATTGTTACGTTAGCACTTGCTGGGCTCAATGTAACTGCTTTGCTTGCGCTCAATGTTCCTGCTACTAAGTTACCGCCACCGTCAAATTGTACAATCCAATTAGTACCATTGCTGGTAACACATAACAAACTACCCGCTGGCATAATTTGACTGCTAGATCCGCTTGCGCCCGGCCCTACAAATACTCCAGATCCGCTAGATTGAACTGTGACATCGCCACTTGTTGTATTATACAATACTTGACTTTGTCCAAGTAAGTACAGTGGATCACCAATAGTAACTGTAAACGGTGCAGTGCCTGTAATAGTATATATCGAACCTTGATTGGTTGTACCAAGTGATTGAGCACCGCTACCCGTTGCTACTGGAATTGTTGTATTAAATCGTGCCATTATATTCTCTCACTATTATGATGTTGATGTTTCAATACCGTAGACATTAACTGCTACGGATGTTGAAGTAGACCATACAACAACGTACAAACCTGCCTGGGCTACTAATCCAGTACGTTCAAACACGCCGCCGGCCGCAATAACTGTACCATATTCATAGTATTCGCCTGCACCTGGTGCGCTGTTAGAAGTGCTGATTGCCATTCTAATTGTAGTTGATGTTGCTCCGTAGTTACAAAATGAAATGTTGTACACTCCATAATATCCTGCCGGAACTTGATAAAGTGATTGTAAAGCACTACCGTTTGAAATCACTGACGTTGCTACTCTTCCTGTTGCCATGTTATATATTCTCCATTTTTATCGTTGCATAAAGAATCCAAGGGCAACGGGTGATCCGTCGATACCGCCCACGAAATTCATTTTACTTGTTACTTTGATCTGTGCGCCAGTTGTATTGCTAATAGTGTTATTTGCAAGGAAAACTTGACCCGCTGTCAATGTATTTACGTTTAGTGAGCTTGATCCGCCACCAATTTGAGCCGTAATATACGATTTAATAGCTTTTTGTGTTGGAACAATGTTATCGCTATTAGCTGTAAAGTACGGATCTGTACTGAATTGAGTAATTGTAGCTGAGCCAATGCCCAATGTTACCGCGCCCAATGTCAAACTCTGTAGACCAGCTAAGTTAAACGCACTAGCGTTCAACGTAGCAGTACCAGTTGCCTGTTGAACTCCAAACAAGTTACCAACGTTGAAGTTACCGTCCTGGTCAGTTGAAGTAAAGAACACTCGTCCACCGCCACTAGACAATTGTTGATTAGCTTGTATAGCAGTTGTTGGGTCAACATATGGATAATTTGTTTTATCCTTGCCGCCAGTACCAATGTACAAGAAGTCATGTCCAGTTAAACGTACTTGACTGTATTTCAACTTAGTAGTAATTAATGTTGCGTGGATCGGAGCAGTAGCAGTTGTCAATGCTGGATTAATTTGGAACTGCGCTGTATAGTTTCCTGGAATACCAAGTACATTAGTTACTGCAACAAGTTTATAATAGCTTGTTGATAGTGTTGAGAACTGTATGTTTGCACCAGCTTGTGGTAAGCTATATAATCCGCTCACGTTAATAAAGCTACTTGTTTGATACAAATCGCTATACCCATCGCCTACTACGCTTGCAGTAGCAGTGGCATTATTAGTACCTCTGTTAGGGAAACTTGGATTGCCTAATACTCCATTACCCATACGTTGCGTAATTGCGGCTGTTTTAACTTTGTTAGGATCAGTTTGTGTAGCAATTGGACTAGCTTGCCATGACATACTAATTGTTGCTGTAGTCAATGGTATTGCTGTTGCACTGCCTGCTGTTAAACTAACTTTAAATTGTGTACTTGTAATTGTAGATCCAATAACATAGTAGGTTGTGTTGGCAGTAATGCCGCCTGCACTTGTACCTGTAAACACAATTGGTTGACTGTCAACTAAATTGTATGTTTGATCTGCTGTAATTAAATTAGTTGTAACTGTTGTAGCAGTAGCAGTACCTTTTGAATAACCGCTTCCTGGTTCAATAGTACGAACTTCATTAACTACTCCACTAATAACTTTTACTCTACCTAATGCCTGAGCACCAGTTTTAATAAATTGGCCAAGTGTACCTGAAGTATTAGAAGCCGCAATCCATGTTGGATTATTATTTGGGTTACCAAATGCCAGTGCTAACCAGTTGCTTGAACTTTGCATTGCTCTAACAGTCCAATTAATACCATCTGGACTTGTAGCGCACACCGCAGTGCTTGACGCAATTGCCATAAACAATCCTTGGCCGTACTTAATACGAGTCCATGTTTGACTGCTTGGTAACTGTGCTGAGAATGCATTTGCTTGACTACTTACCCAAGTAACGCCAAAGTCTGTACTGATTGCAGTTACAGCAGAACCACTTTGTATTGCTACAAATCGTCCGTTACCGTAAGCAACACTGGTCCAGTTTCCGCTTGCTGGCAAGTTTCCGCCTGCTGTCCAAGATTGAGGATTACCAGTACACCATGCTGTCTTATTACCGCCGCCGCCGTTAATTGCTAGGAATGTGCCTGCACCGTAAGTGATTGCAGTCCAAGAACCTGTACTTAATGCATTTGCAGTATTAATATTACTTGAACGATCTACCCATGATCCGCCTGTAGTTGGATCTGTAGAACTTATAACACTTGCTGTTCCGCTTGTGCCGCCAACTGCAATATATAGGCCTGCGCCGTATGCTAGCGAATTCAAATCTGTTTTAGAAGATGTGCTAGCGCCACCAGTCCATGCTGTTGTTGGTGTTGTAGCATCTTGCCATGCACTTACTGCCGCGCCGTTAGCAATTGTTACAAATTTTGCTGTTGTATCTCTAATAGTAACCGTTGGAACAGTCGAGTAACTGTTTCCATAGTTGGTCATTGTGATAGATTGAACACCATAGTTGCTCATCACTGCTGTACCAGCCGCGGCTGTTGCATAATATTGCAATGTTGCTGTACCGTTGGCCGCACTTCCAGTTGTATGAACTGGTTTAGTAGCACCTGTTGATGTCGCTGAACTTGTTACCAAGTAGATGTTTTGATCCACAGTAAGTAAATATGTGCCTTGAGCTACCGATGTAGTAGCCGCCCATGCTTGAGTAGTTACGCCGCCTGGATTACTAAATGTCACTGTTGGAGTTCCATAATAGTTTTTACCCCAACTATTCATTGTAACACTAGATACACGATCAACTGCGGCTGTAACTGTTGGTGCTGTCAAGTAACCTGAACCGTTAATTGTCATTGTTATACTTGCAATTGCGCCGTTCAATACAGTAGCCGTTGCTGTTGCACCAACACCACTAGCACTTGTAAACACAATAGTTGGAGGAGTTGTAAATCCTGCGCCACCGTTAACAATAGTTACACTAACAACTTGATTAGCAGTAAGTCCTGTGCCTAATACCGCAGTTAATACGGCCGCTGTACCGCCAAAGCCGCCAACCACTGCTGTAGCAACAGCACCTTCACCACCAGCATATATTACGTCAACCCAGTTTTGAGTTCCAGTATTTGCTCCAGCAGTTGCCCATGTTAAACCATCTGTACTATATCCTGTTGATGTACTGCCTGCCGCCACTGCAACAAATCGTCCATTGCCATATGCGGCCGCTGACCAAGTTGCTGTTGCTGGCATTGTTTTTGCAACACTAGTAAATCCTGGGCTAGTATAACTAATGCGTGGTTCAATGATATAACCAGAAGTCAAGTCAATTGCGTTAACAATAGTAGTTCCTGGAACAACATGATCCCATCCTGCCGCATACAAACTAATAGTTTGACCGCTTGTTGCAGTTAAACCAGTGATTGCCGTGCCGCCGCTTGTTGACGATACTGTAAATGTTGTGCCGTCTGGTATAGTCTTAACAAAATATAAAGTATTAGCCGACAATGCCACGCCGGTTGTTGCGCCAAGATAAATTGGCATGTTCAAATACAATGTAGCTGTACTTGCTACTTGTAATACTGTGGTAGTAGTTCCTGTTACAGTTAATGTTGCAAAACTATCTTTAACTACTTGAGCAACTTTGGTGCCGTTTAAGTAAGTTAAAATGTTTGCATATTGTCCAACACCTGAACCAGCAGTTATCTGAACACGCATACCATTGTATGCTCCAGTTAATACTGCATCAGTGGCCGCAATTGTAATACTGTATTTGTCGCCACTTTGAGCACTGTTAGTTGCTGTTACATAACTTGTACCACCTACGCTTGTACTTGTGCCGTCATTGTTATCAATGGTTCTTGTTTCAAACAAGGCCGCATCGCGGAATTCGTCGCCGACTGCGATAGCATTATATCCAGATCCGCTAATTGTTGGAACAACGTTGGAATAGTTACTACCAGCATTACCATATTCAAAACGTAAAATCTTGTTTGTAAGATCTGTTACAACAGCAGTAACTTGTGCGCCAAAATAACGATTGTTAATTGTTGCATAAAGTGGTGTTTCGTAAGTATCAACACCTTCGGCAATAACACCATATGTACCATATGAGCTGTTACCGTTAGTAGCACGGATACGTCCGCCTAGTTCTGCCATATAACCTGCGTAACCATAGTAGTTAAACACCGATACTAATTCTGTTAATGATCCAGCACCTGTACACCATACTCCAATACCATCACTGATAATTGTTGTAAAGTCGTTTTTAACCATTGATTTGTTGCCACCAGCATGTAATGCCGCATCAATCTTAGCACCACTACATCCTGTACCAAACATTGTTACGTTTTGTGAATAATGTGAACGAGTGTTGACCCATACATTGCTATCGTTTGGTCCAAAGCCTGGATCGAGAGCAACGAACGCTCCTGCCATTGGACGTTTAGTACCGTAACTATTAGCATTGGTCATTCCTGCACTTAATCCGCTTAGTGTACAGTTTCTTAATCCAGAACCGTTACGTACACGGAACATGTCTGATGCTTGTGAACCTTTAACAGCATTAACATATAATTCTGCCGCACGTAGTGATTTATAGTTGCCCGGATATTGTAAATCATAAACCATTGCTTCTATAAACAAGTTTGAATCACGAAGACATTTTGCTAATGAATATGAATATCGTACAAACATTGTTGATCCGCTACCGTTAGCAGTAACGTCAACTGTAGTTCCTCCGCTGGTAGCACTAACTGTGAATGTTGTAGGACTTGGAATTGTTTTAATATAATAAGTTGTTCCAAGTGTAACACCACTACTTGTAATCAACGTTCCAGAAAATACAACAGGATCACCAACTGTAAAGTTATGATTTACACCCACTGTAAACAAATCTGTAGAAGCAGTTGTTGTAGTTACTGTGCCGCCGTAGCTAGCTGTTGTAAAAGCCGCTAACTCAGATGCTATAAATGATTTGTTAGCACGTAATACTTCGGCGCCTTGAATAGTAGACAATGAATTATTGTAAGTTAATGTACCATTAATTTCCGGAGTTTCTCCAACACCTTTATCTACAATAGCAAGGAATGTAGCCATAACAGCGTTCATTCTAGCTAGTGCTGTTGGATTTGTTGCTAGTGTAGTTTGTAACAAGGTTTGTAATTGTCCAAACGCTGAATACGTAGCCATTTTTTGCGAAGCAATTACCACAGCAGATTGTGCTTGATAGTATGCCATGGCGGCTTTAATAGTTTTAAAGTTAGTACCTAACATAAAGTCATATGCGACTGCATCAAGCACATATCCAATGTCACGTTGGCAGGTAGCACTGTTATATACTAAGTTTGGATAGTTAGTCGAAATATAAGAAGTTATACTTGTTTGCAGTGCAGACTTAGAACCTAACATTGTTGTTGTGCTATCTTTTAATGTAGTAGCTACCCAACTTATGCTTGGATTATTTGTCTTTTCTGCAACAATACTTAATCCAGTACCGTTAGTAAATGTTGTTATAGCCGCGCCGCCCCATGTTGCGGCTAATGTAAACGTTGTTCCTAATGGAATAGATGCAACATAGTAAATTGTTCCAGCAACTAAACCGTTAGCAGTTGTTTGCGGAATAACTTCATCGCCTATAGCCAATCCGTGTGTGCCGCTAGTAAATGTAGTAGTACCTGCAATAGTTGTAATTGTAATTTGTGGAGCGCCAGATGTTAGTCCAAGATCCACATAATTATAAACAATAGTTACTAATGCGGCCGCCGCAGTACCTTCAGTTCCTGTACCATATGCAGTTGCTGATACACGACTTACAGTACCTTGTAATGCGCTATAAGCACCGTTCTGTGCAATAGCACTAACCAATGTTCCTAACAATGTATATGCCGCTAGTGTAGCAACTTTTTCTGTTCCAGCAATTTGGAATCCAGAAGTCAAACGTGAATAATATGCAATACCAGCTTGTTTGCTTGCAGAATTGCCGCCATATGTTAAATCGTAGCGGATAGCATCTACAATATATCCAATGTCACGTGTACAGGTTGCTTGAACAATACTTGTCCAAACACTACTGTAGTTTGTACTTAAGAATGATGAAATTTCAGCTTGGATAAATGCCTTGTTGCGCCAAATAACTTTGGCCGCGGCCGCTGGGTTAGCACTAATACCTGTATAATCAGGCCATGTAAAGAAGCGAGGAACTGCTCCGCCAACAACATATTCGTTAATGTCATCAACAAGATTTTGTACTTGAACAACAGATCCTGCGCCTGCAATAGATCTAATCTTATAACCTATAAATCTAATAGATCCTACTTCGGCCGCTAACTGAGTATTAATAACAACTTGGGCAGAACTAATAGCTCTAAAATATGATTTAGCTGAAATAATACTGTTAAAGTTTGTGCCTAATGCAAAGTCATAACTTAACGCATCAACAATGTAGCCAGCATCTCTATAACAAGTAGTAGTATTGAACGCTAAAGTTTGATAGAACTTTTGTACCCATACTGTTGCATCTGATTGAATTTCAGTTTTTCTTGCTTGTACTAAATTAAATGATGCTTGTAATGCGCTTGTTGCTAGACTAATAGCACCGCTTGTTACTGGAGTAATTGTGCTTGAGCCAGTGATGGTTATTGCAGGAGTTACTGTTTGACTTACGTTAATATTGTAAGTTCCAACGCCGCCTGGTGTGTAAAAATTATATGTACCAGTTGCTTGCGTGGTTAACAACGCTGGATTTCCCCAGTAGTCAACTAATGTAATTGTTGTACCAGATGTGTATGAAGAAATAACATACGAACCGGCTGGTACACCAGTACCAACAACTAATTGGCCGGCTACAATACCAGTCGCACTACTTACTACAAATGTTTGTGCGCCTGAAGTGCCGCCGCTTGCATACGTAGGGCTTGCTATTGCACTTGCCGTTGATGTTGCTTGTGCTATAATGTATGTACCAATTGATACACCTGTGCCTGTTATTGCTGTTGCAGGAACCACTGTTCCACTTGCCACCGCTGTCAATGTTAGTACGGTTGTAGCAATAGTTCCTGTACCAACCCAAGTACTTGAATTAGCGTTAGAGTTGTTAAGATAATATACAGTATCTCCAATACGTTCTGCCGCAAAAGCCGCGGCAGTTACACTACCTGCAGATCCTGATGTAACTTGCGATGTGCTGTTACCAGCACTTACAACTACTGATGCTTTAGTAACAATTTGACTTACAACTTGTTGTAGACGTTTATAAGCCGCTACTGTAGCTACTTTTTCTGTTTGCGCAATAGTTAATACATAATAAGAATAGTAGCTCGAGCCTGCAATTAAACTTTGATTATTACAACCATAAGTCATATCGTATTGCAATGCATCTAGCAAATATCCAACGTCACGTTGACATAGTGCCTGTCCTGTGCCGCCTAATGCTGTCCACACTGCATTATAGTTTGTGTTTAAGAAAGCTGATATTTCATCTTTAATAAATTGATAGTTTTGTACAATCTGTGCTTTACCATCGCCAAACCCACCTAAGTACGTTGTGTTATAGTTAGATGGATTAGTAAATGTGTAAGCAATTTGTTGTGCTTGTCCATTCAACAACATGTCTTGCATTAAGTTTACATTGGTAACAACGCTTGTTGTTGCGGCTAAACTTCCAGTATCGCCTGCTGGCAAACTTGTGTCTTGATTAGTAACAATACCTGCAATAGTTTGTGGGCCGGCGGTGCCGCCAGTAAACGAAACACTAGTAGTTGTACAAGCTGTTACTGTTTTAGATCCGTTAAATCCTACTGGTGTAACGCCACTAACTGTAATCTTTTGACCTACTACGAATGGAGCAGTTGCCTGCGACGCAAATGTAATTGTGCTTGTACCGCCAGTGCTAGTTGCAGTCAATGTTGCAAAAGAGTATGCGTGACTTGCACTAGGAGTTACTGCTGTATTAGCCATAACACTTGATACAATTGCTTTAACTCTGTTTAACGCATTAATAGATTTTGATTTATCGTTAACCAATGCTGGAATAGCACTTTGTGGTTGAATAACAGTACTACGCAATTCATCACCGACGATTGCAGTATTGCTTGGAATAACAATTGGTAATACTTCGTTAAATGTACCTGTCTTAACACTAATAGTAGTATTTGGTTGGCTTGCTGGAGGAATATTTGTTGACACTCCTGCTGTTAGCGCATTAGTAACGATTGTAATTAATGATTGTGCTAACGCTGTTGATCCAGTTTCAGCTGTTAAAGTTGTGTCAATTATTTGACTTGCAACTGTACCCACACTGTTTAATGTTTGATAATTGCTACTAGGTACTGTATTTGCTAATACATTGCCAATTAAAGTTGACATGTATGTTTGTGCGCCAACAAATTGTGGAATTTGACTTTGTGTAGCAGTGTTGATGTATCCTGTTCCAGCAGAATTTAAATATGCGCGAGCATTGGTTACAGTTTTTGCTGTGCCGCCGTGGCTTACGTCAAAAATTACACCGTCAAGCACATAACCTGCATCACGTTCAATTTCACTTGCTAAACTTGTATAATAACTAACAGTAGCAGTACCTGTTCCAGCCGCAGTTAATGCCGATCCGTTATATGTAGATGCTACTGTGAAACTTGCATTTGCTGTAATTGATTGAACATAATATGTTGTAGTGTTGCTGATAGCAACCGTAGCAATAGTCATACTGCCTGTTTGCGCACTGAATCTAATTGGCATTCCTACAGACAACCCACTTGTATTTCCTGTTGTAAATGCTCCAGTGTTTGTGCCTGTTACACTAGCTTTGTAAGTATAAGTTACATAATTTGAAACTTCTTTTAAAATAAATTGTTTATTTTTTGCAAGTAACATTGCCGCACTAGTATTTTGATAACCATCTTCTACTTGTTTAGCCGCATAACGTACAGTCTGCCATGGCTTGTCAATGGTTAATCCTTGCCCGTTACCTAATGTGTCAGTTCCGCTAGGAGCAACATATACTAGATTATTAATGATACCGTAATATTGCCAAGCTGGTTGAGTTCCGCTTACACGTAGTACTTGTCCGTCAGAGCCAACTGGTAAACGTGTTGGACCATTTACACCGTAAAAGAATGTATCGCCTTGTGTTGTTAAAACTGCTGGCTCACTTCCGCTGGCTAACAAGTTCCAATAAGTAGCTGTTGTATCTGCATCAGGACGATTGCCCGATGCGCCAATATGCGCCAATACGCAAATATAACTATTTGCGCCAAAAAATACTGCATCACCTAATACATACGCTGTGCCAGTTTTCCATGTTACCGATTGGCCACTAACGCTAATACCTAATGCTTGAATAACACCGCTAGATACTGTATTAACTGTAATTGTTAAATCGTTTGCTGGTGTAATACCACCTAAACTTGTACCAAGAATTTTTAATGTGTTTGTAGATGCGTAACCTGTTCCGCCGCCTGCAACTGTCGCAGTATAAACTGTTCCTGATACTGTGACGTTAAAGGTTGCGCCTGAGCCAGTACCAATAATGTTAGTTCCAGACAATCCAGTAAACGATTGTGCTTGTGCGTTCCAACGAATACCAGAATTTAAACGAGTCCAGTATGTTGCAAATGGAGGACTTGGATCTGTTGTTGCCGCTACTGTTTGTGCAGTAGTTGTGGCCAAAGTAAAATCTGAGCCTGCACTTGGTGTTGTACCAACTGTAAATGATGTGGCATTGATTGTACGTACATAGTATGTACTTGTTGTTAATAAATTTCCAACGTTAGATGCAACGTTGATAGGAACATTAACAATTAATCCGCTAGTTGTTGATGTTACTGTACCACCACTTGAACTTGCTGGAGAACCAGACAATGTATATTGTACTTGAGTTGTAGTGGGAGAACCAGTTACTGTGAATGTTCCGTTGTATGCTGTGTTAGTTACACCTGCAACAACGATAGTTTGGCCAACTACAAATGGAATACTTGGCTGACTTGCATACGTTAATGTGGCAGTAGTTGATGTTACACTAGCCGCTGTAATATTTAATGAACCGGCTAAATTAATTACGTTAGTTCCGCTAGTAGTTGATACAACTTGTACAACCGCTTGTACATTATCAACCAATGCTAGGTATGTATAACCGCCTGTGCGAACAACGCTTCCTATTTTGTATGCTGTTGCTACTGCATAATCGCCCTGGTAAGTAAAACCAGAGGTGTATGGTTGCCAGTAAGCTGTTGCTGTACTTGGAATTTGAACAGTACTATGGTTTTGTATAGCAGTATATGTGTTGCCACCATATGTAACCATATCACCTATTTGGTATGTTGTACCGCCAGTCCAACTATTTTCAAATTGGAATCCGTTAACAAAGATACTCCATTTAGTATCATCAAAAGTTGAAGTACTTGAGTGTTGAGTTGTGCAAATCCATAAGTCAGCACCGTAACGAACGATATCGTTTAATCTATAACGTGTGCTACCTGCAAAATTACCTGTGTATAAAAATCCAGCATTAAATGAGTCCCACTTGCTTTGATCATTTTCAAGGCCAAGTGCTAGAGTATTTGCTGAAACGTGTGCGGCATTACAAACATAAGTTTGTCCGCCATAATAAATTAAATCACGAACTTTATAACGTGTATTGATTGCCCATGCATTATTCCAACTAAATGCTTGTGCAAATACATCCCACTTGCTTTGATCTGTTTCTAAACCTGTTTGTAGTGTACCAACAATAGTACCACCGCTTGTATATGTTGCACTAGTAGCATTTGCATAACTTACACTAGTTGTTGTACATGCTGTAACAGTTGCGGTTGCATTATATCCACTGGCAGTAGTAGTAATGCCTGCAACTGTAATACTGGATCCAACTAAAAACGGCTGAACAATTTGTGACGCAAACGTAATGGTAACTACAGACCCTGATCCAGATGCGCCTGTTACAGTTAATGGTGCGTTAGTAGCAACACTAGTATGTGCTGTGTTAGCAGTATAAACTAATCCGCCGTATTGAATTAAGTCGCCTGAATTATAATACGTGTTGTTAGTCCAGCTTCCGCGCCATAGTTGGCCTTCAGCAACAATATTCCACTTGGTTGGATTGAAAGCTAAATCTGTAGCAAATCCAGTTGTTGTATTTGTAGAAGTATGACTTACCACGCAAATGTAGGTTTTACCGCTTACAGTAACCACGTCATCCACTACGTATGCAAAGTTTTGACTCCATGCACCTTGATAAACAAACTTAATTCTACCTAGTTTAAATTCTGCCATTTTTTATATCCCTCTGATAATATTTATCTTTACCATTTTTTTGTCTTCCGCTTATCTGTGGAAGAAGTGCTTATAGAAGAAGTTCTGAGCTACCATATTACCGTCTACTAACGAGTCTGTACGCGGGTTTGTTGCTGTTCCACAGAAATTCATTACGTTTAATACCTTAACATTTGATCCAGTAGTTCCGTTTGGAATTGAACTAGCAATTAAGTTTGGACCTCCAACTAGCACTGTACCTGCTATCAATTGTCCAGTAAATGTGTTTGATCCGCCTTGACTTAAACGAGCAGTCAAGTATGTTTTAATTGCTCGTTGTGTTGAAAGAATGCTGTCACTGTTTGCTGTAAATGTGCCGTCTGTACTAAACTGTGTAATAATAACACTAGAACCACCAACAGCGATACCACCCAAACTCAACGTATTCAAGCCGCTTAATCCAAATTGACTTGCGCTTAGTGTAACAATACCAGTTGCCTGTTGAACACCAAATAATCCGCCAACTAAGAAGTTACCGTCTTGGTCGGTTGACGTATAAAACACACGGCCATAGTTAACCTCAACTTGCTGATTCTGGGGTTCTAGTCCAGTTTCAGTTGGCAAGTTTGGATAATTAGCTTCTGCTTGTGTTCCATAACCAATATTTAAATAGTCATGCCCTGTTAAACGTACTTGACTATATTTTGTTCTAATACTTACAAGTACATCTTGTGCTGGACTATTTGCTGTTGTAATTTCAGGACTTACTTGTACGTTAGCTTCAATGTTTGGAGCAGTAGTTCCAAACATAGCGGTTGAACTTGTAACTTTATAAATCTGACTTACGCCTGTAATTGTTAAGTTATCTCCAGGCTGTGGCAATCTTGTTAAATCATACAAAATAATACTTAGACCTGTTTGATAAGCATCAGAATAGCCGTTACCAGTAATAGTAATAATTGTTGAATTACTACTGTAGCCAGTTCCTTTATTAAAGAAAGCAGGGTTACCTAATGCTCCGGTGCCAAGACGCGGAGTTACAGTAGCAAGTGTAGTTACGTTTGGATCGGTAAATGTTACTGTAGGAGGAGCGTTAGTTCCTGTTGATGCAACAACATAATTAGAACCTGGTTCCCATTCACTTAAAGATGTAATAACGTTACTGGTGATGATTGCTCTGCCTTTAGCAGTAATACCTGCATAAATTCTGCTACCACTATTTTGTCCAGCAAGTGTTACAAACACTCCTATCTTGCTAGTAGATTGATAACCAAATGTCATAGCACTATAAGCACTATTTGAAATAGTTTTAATTTTCCAGTCGCCACCTCCATCACCAATATAGCTAACTGTACTGGCCGAGCGAACTGCTACAAACACTCCTTGGCCGTAAGCAATCTTATCTGCAGATACTGGAATATTAGAGCTATACCAAGTTATTCCATCTGTACTATAAACAGATCCAACAGCTGGTGCTATTGCGCTAGACACTGCTACAAATAATCCGTTACCGTAAGTAACGCTAGCCCAAGTGCTAGACACCGGCAAGTTTGTAGAATTCCATGTAATTCCATCTGAGCTATAATGAGCAATACTAGATCCAGTAGCAAGTGCAACAAATCGTCCGTTGCCATAAGTTAAACAACTCATTGTACCTTTGATGATAGTACTTAACATACTAGTACTTGCATTGGCACCGTTGAAATGTAACAACGTTACAGTGTTAGAATCGTTAGTAAATTCTGTTACTGGCACAGTGAATGTTGCTTGATATCGACTAACATCTTTAGAAATTCTAAATTCATCAATATAACCAGTCATAGGACTACCATTATAGTACGCTCCAATTCTTAGTGGGCGGGCAAGATACACGTTTGTATCTGAATATGTTGTTGATTGTAATACTCCGCCAACAAACAAACTAGTTGTACCGTTACTACGAGTTACCGCAACGTGTGTCCATGCAGTTGTAATTACTGTGTTGCCTGTAATTACATACGCACCATTGACAAACAATCGCAGTAGACCGCCGCCGCTAATATCTAATGTTAATGCTACTTCAGTGCCGTTGGTGCGTGTATCAAAAATTGGTTGCGATCCGCTGATTGCAGAAAACTTAACAAAACATTCAATAGCAAAGTCTTGACTGCTAGTTGTTCCAAAATCATCACTTGCTAGGCTGGATATAAAAGTATTAGTAGTGCCGTCAAGATATAAACTTGCTGTTCCAAATTGTTTTTGTGCAGTACTTAACTGAGCATTTCCCGATGCAGTAAATGTATTAGATGCTTTTAATAATGTTGAGGTCCAAGTCGCGCCTGAGTTTATAGAATATGCCGCAGTGGTATCTGTAGATCCTACAGCAACAAATACACCGTTGCCATACGTAATAGCGTTCCAGGCAGTGTTAGTTGGTAACGTAGTAGTTCTCCAACCTATTCCATTTGACTTAGTATATGCCGCGGTGGTGCCGTTTGCATTAATGGTAACAAAATATCCGTTACCGTATGCAACTCCTGAATAGTTTAATGCCACCGGCATTACTACTTGTGTCCAAGTATTGCCGTCAACAGATCTAGCACCTATAGCATTTCCGTTTGGAACTGCTAACCAATATCCATTACCATATGCTATCTGTGAATACACTGTTGGGCTAGCCAAAGCAATAACTGTGCTGGCCGCAATTTGTGTAAATGTAGGCTCGCTATAAGTTGTTCTTGGTTCTATAAAATAACTACTTGAAGAATCCAAACTTGCTACTGGTGCAGTTCCTGGGCTTACATGATCCCATCCTACTGCGGCTAGGTTCATTGATCCAGCTTTAGTTTGTAAAGTAAATGCGCTACCGCTGTTTTGTACAGTAGTAATTGTTATTTGATTTGCGCCACTATCAATTGTATTAACATAGTATGTTGTACCAATAACAACGTTACCAAATACTGTAGTAGACCAAGTAGCGTTCATGCTACTATTTGCCGATACAGTAACTACTCGTTTAGTAGCAGTACTTGAGCCTGTCATTGTGCCACTAGCCGCCGTAGTAATACCTGTGAACGATGCTGGGCAAGTTCTTGCTGTTACAACTCCAGTCTTGTCTTGTAATCCTAGTGCGCCGCCACCTGGAGTTTGACTAATAGTAAATGTAGTGCCGCTATTAATAACTTGTATATAATAAATTGTTTCTGCTACAATGTTTCCAAAAGTTGTACCAGTAAATATAATAGGATTATTAACTACAAATTGGCTTGTGTCGCTGGTAACAATCAAGTTTGTTCCTGACGATGTTGCTGTAATAGTTGCAGTAATAACACTAGTTGCTATTGCAAAAGTAGAACCTGTTAAGATTTTACTAATATAATATTTCTGACCTTCGGTAACTCCTCCAAATATTGCGCCAGCACCTGCTGTAAACACAATTGGATTCAATGGAGTTAAATTGGCCGCTGTTCCAACTGTAACTGTGAGTGTACTAGGACTTGTTGTGCTTGTAACTGTTACATTTACTAAGTTAGCAGATATAGTAAAGTTAGTAGCATCGATTACATCTTGAATATAATATGTTGTGCCGGCTGTTAGGCCGCCTTGTGCTTGACCAGTAAACTGTATTGGCAAATTAACTGACATGTTTGTAGTATTAGATGTCAAGTAACCTGTGTTCGATGTAAAGTTCATGTATATTGAAGCTACAGTTGGTACACTATTTAATTGCCATAGATTTCCAAACAATTGATTTGTAACTTGGATAGTATTAGTTGGGTATAATCCAGTAACTGGATCGGCTGGATTAATACTGAACACATAATATGTATATCCTGCTAGCAATGTACTTGTACTTGCACTAACACTAAACGGCATGTTAACATACATACCAACTGTTGAGCTTACTAATATTGTATTAGTAACTCCGCCAGTAATTGTAAGGATAGAAGTTTGAGCTAGTGATGTTCCTGTAATAGTTGCTGTATAATATGTTGGAATAAATTGTATAGGCTGGCCAACGTATAATCGAGCAGTATTGTAACTGCCGCCAAGTGTTAATAAATTCCCACTAGAAGATGTATTTGTAATTCCTACAGCGTCAAATGTTTCTTTTAATACGTATGCAATTTTAGTGCTCGAGTCATATGAAGAAATATATCCGTATTGCCCAGCACCTGTTCCGCTATTGATAAACACACGCATACCTACATAGTTAGAAGCAAGATTTACATCTGACTGTGCTAACTGTACATAAGTTGTTGTGCCAGACTGTGCATTGTTACTTGCAGTTAAATATCCATTACCGCCAACGCCGCCAGATGAATCTGCAACTACACGAGTTTCAAATACTGCTTTAGATCTCAATTCATCGCCTACTAAAACTGCACCCGAGCCTGCGCCGACTACTGTGTAATTTGCATAAGTTGTAAATTTATTTGTTGACAAGTTATCTAGATAAAAACTTGGAGTGTATGTTGCAGATGATAATTCTAATTGAGCTCCGTATATATAAGAATATGCGCCTGCAATTCCACTATAACCTTTAGGATAAATTCTAATTTGTAAACTATTATTCAAACCAAGGGTATCATTAAATGCAAACCATAATCTATACCACCCTGTTACCGCAGTTGCAGTTGCACCATATTGCGTTGGGAGGAATCCTCCTGTAGCATTAGAAGAAAGAATTGTATTTGTATCAAATGTGTAAGATATTTGGCTAGTTTTGGAACTTGAGCCAGTAAATATTGCTTGCATGTCAATAGAAACAGCAGTACCTTTTTTCACATACACACTTGCTGTATAACTTAATGCACTACCTGCTGGCACTGTGCCAGAAACAATTACTGTTAAAATACTACTACCTGCTAGTGTATCTACAGTAATAATACAGTCGTTTACGCTGTCAACTCCGCCTAATTGACTACCTGCAATGTATAGTTGATTACCAGCACCTGCGCCGCCGCCAACATATCCGCTACCACCTGTGTTAACTGTTACAAGATAAGCTGTACTAGTTACAGTAACGTTAAATGTTGCGGCAGAACCTGAACCTGAAATATTTACAGCGCCAACGTTGGAATATAATGCTCCTGCCGGTGCAATAGTTACAGTTTGTGCAATATAATTTTCGCCAGTATTAGCAGTATTGCCAGTTAAAGACCAAGCATCTGTTCCAGTTCCAATAGGGCTTGCAGAATTTTTAGTTAATGAAATATTACTGTCGCCAGACCATGCCGCGTTGGTAAATGCATTACTGTAACTAAACATATTGGTAGTTGTTTGGTTATAGTTTGAACCGGCATTTCCGTATAATACTTTTAGAAGTTGAGCGTTACTACCAAAGCTACTTTGAACATTTGCTTGCACTTGACTTGACTGGTTGAATACTTTACCAGCAATAGGAGTTTCGGTTATGTCATAACCTTCAGCAATAACACCGTAACTACCATATGATGTGTTGCCGTTAGTGGCTCGCATACGTCCACCATCTTCAGCAAAGTAACCGCAATATCCGTAATACGCAAACACCGAAACAATTTCAGTCAATGCGCCTGCGCCGGTACACCAAACACCAATGCCTTTGCTAATAATTTGTGTAAAATCGTTGGCTACCATCGACTTGTTACCGCCATTATGTAGTGCGCCGTCGATTTTCATACCGGTACAACCATAACCAAACGTGGTAACGTTTTGTATGTATGGGCTACGACGAACAATCCAAGTCTTGGTATCGTCTACTCCTGTTCCAGGATCTAAACACGCAAATGAGCCGCCTGTTGGTCTAGCTGTACCGTTTACATTTGTGTTACCCAAGAAACCTAGCAATCCAGTTACGGTCAAATTACGTAATCCGCTACCGTTTCGTAAGCGGAACATATCACGTAATGCCTGACCACCATACGCTACGATTGATAAACCTAATGCAGTAGTAGTTAATGTTAGTGCTGTATTTCCTGTGGCAGTTGTCTTAATACTAAATTTAGTATTGCTCCAAACACCGTGGATGTAATAAGTGGTAAATGCGGCAATGTTACCGGTAGTTGTTCCAAATTGAATTGGTTCTCCTATTACTAAATTAGCTGTTGATAATGCTGTGATTGTACTTAATGTTGCAGAAGAAATTCCTTCCCCAACAGTTTCTGAAATAGTTGTACCTTTTATAATTCCATTATAAATTGTTGCAGGTTGTACCACTGCGCCACGCAATTCGTCACCGTTGATAGCAACGTTAGCAGGTACAACAATGGGCAATGTTTCTGAATATGTACCAGTCTTGACCATAACTGTAGCTGTGGCACCTGAGTTTGCGGCTGGCACTTTAGTAGTGTTTACATTTGTTAGTGCATCAATTAAAATAGTCAATAGCGTAGTAGTATCAACTACTGCTTGAGCTTCGACACTACTTCCACCTAGTGCTGGTTGGCTAACTATTGTACTTTGGCTATTTAAGACTTGATAGTTTAATGCAGGCGCAGTACCAGTAAATGCATTTGAAATAATCAAACTTCGCAAATATGTGTATGCTGATACAAAATATGTAATTTGACTTGTGATACCTGCATTGAGCAATTGATCTGCTGAGCCAGTTTTAAAATATGATAATGTTGCGGCCACGGTTTGACTATTTCCGCCACGACTAATATCATACACTACTGCATCAACTATCAAACGAACATCGCGTTTTGTCTTGTCTGCATCAAATACCGAGCTAGATGTAAATGGTGCAATATTGTTATTTTTATTATACAAACAGAAATTGTAAATTTCTTGAGCAAGCCATTCTTTAGCGTTAGTTAATGCAATTTTGGCAAGTGGGTTATAAGTTCCAGATTCGATATAATCGCAGGCAAATTTAATACTCTTCCAAGGTTTGTCCCAAGTTTGCCCCCAGCCTGATGATGAACTATCTGTTCCTGATGGTGCAACATAATATACCGCATTGATAGCATTTAAGTGACTCCATGTAGGATTTCCACTTGTGCTTCTTAAAGTATAACTGTTGGTTCCAATGGGTAATACATCGTAAGCGCCGGTTGTTCCGTTATATATTTCAATATCGCCTGTAGTTGTAGATGCATTTTTTCTGTGATGTGCAACAACAAGGGACCAGTAACTGTTCATTACATCAACATCGGGACGATTAGATACTGCCGAAGCTGTATGTCTTTGTATACATCTATAAGTGCCGTTTTTCCATACTACTATATTTCCAAGAGTGTATTCAGTTCCAACGGTCCAACGATTATTCCAAGTTGATCCTGGAACTACCATTTGCCAATATGTATAGTTTACTCCAACAAATGTTAAAGACTGTGCGTCAATAACTGTGCCGTCAGGACTTCTATCAAGTACTATTGTTGTGCTGTTAACTACTCGAGAAACAGATTGGCCTAGCGTAAATCCAACACCAATTACATTCATGCCAGGTTGTACACCTGTTGAACTTGCAACTTTAATAGTAGTACCGCTACTACCGCTAGCTGTATATGTTGTAGATAATGATATTGCAGTAGGATCTTCTGAAAGATTATCGGCAATTGCTACATATAACCGGCCACCGCGTGTTACGATTGTTCCAATTTTAGCAGGCAGTCCGTTTGACCATTCACCGCCTATAGTATAACCCAATGTTAATAACACCCAATCAACTGCATCAACAGATGGAATATTATTAGTATTGTTTTGTGTTGCACTTACATAAGCGTATCCGCCGTAGGATGCGGTATCACCTGTTTGATATACAGTTGCACTATCCCAAGTACCTGCAAATTCAATTCCAGGTACCCACAAAGTCCATTCTGCACTTGAATTGAATGTCATCGCAGAATGACCAACATTGGCTAGATAAAGATCCGGGCCTACTTTTACAATATCTTGTGCTTTGTATCTTGCATTTGATACCCATGCACCTTTATAATCAAGACCTTTATTAATAATGGTCCACTTAGGAAGATCGATTCCAAGATTTTCTAATCCAAGTATAGTTGTAGATGCAGATGTATGGAGTGTATTACATTGATATACAATGCCGCCGTATTTGACAACATCGCCAATACCATAATTTGTATTAGTTGTCCAATTAGTTCTCCATGCAGAACTTTGGCTGATTGTTGTCCACTTGGTTGCATCAAATGAAATTGTACTAGTATGTTGTGTAATACAATTATAAACAGTACCACCGTAAGTAACAATGTTACCGGTAAAGTAATAGGTACTTGCTGTCCATGCTTGTTTCCAAACGCGGCCGTCAACTACTAGTCCCCAGTATGGAGTACTTGCGCCGCCAGGCGTAGTGTAGTTTAAATCAGCATTAAAACTGTTGCTTGATGTATTAGGAACTAGACAAACATACGTTTTACCATTGTAGCTTACAACCGCATCGCGATTATAAAATGTGCTGGCTGTCCAAGGGCCTGCCCATGTAAAACGTAATCTATTAATTTTAAATTCTGCCGCCATTTTCTATATTCCTATTAAACGATCTGCGCCGCTGAGTATGTATATGCTTGGTTAACTCTCACTACAAGTTCCCCGTTTGTGTTAATGTAATAATAAACGTTTTTATTATCCCAACGATATTGATCATAATATAAATTTGGATAAGGACGGCTATGGTCACTTGCACTACGTCCGTCAAAATAATCCACGCCGTATTCAAAATCTTCAAAGTTATTTGCATTAGATCCAGCAACGTTGACTGTGACAGTATCCGTGCTAGTTAATTGATCTACTTTAGCAAAAAATAAAGTACCGTCTTCTGTTCTTCTCAGACCGTAGAAGAATCGGCTTTGTCCTTCTCCTAATAAGTCTCCTAGTCCTACACTGCCAACATAATGTTCTGACATAATAATATTCCTTAAACGATTTCAACTAAACTAACAATAGCATCGCAACTGGCCGCTGTGTTTGTTACAATTGATAAACTGTTTGATGATCCTAAAACTAAACGCTCCCCGCCGTTGATAACACGTAAACTTTGATTTGGTGGTATAACCACTGTGTTAATATAATAAGTTGATACTGCAACTGTGGCAACAAATGTTATCGTATTTGCAGTTGCGGTTAATAAAGCCGCATTGTTCATAGTAATTGTTTTTGCCACAGGATCAAACGATGACACAGTGGTATTGCTGGCAATATTTGCACCGGTAAGAGCGGCGCCAACACTGATATTGTTAAATGTGCTTACGTTAGTAAGTACAGTTGGATTAGTCACAGTGCTTTGATTGGCTGTAAAAGTTCCGCTTGGTGTTGGATCTGTTATCTTAATACTAGCTGTAACAAACCCAGGTGTTAAATTTGCCAAACTGATACCCAACACTGTAACACGCACGTTACCGGCCGCTGTATACAAAATTGTTTCACTTGTTCCTAAACTTGCACTTAATACGTTTTTAAATGTGGTTGCCATAATTTATCCTAATGCCAATGCCCATTGAGCGGCAGTGTCTGTTGCTTGATTGACTGTGATACCTGCGGCAACACCAGCAACACCTGCCCACTGGCTACCTGTATAAACTTCAACAGCTTGACTGGAAATATCAGTATTGAATCTAATCATTCCTGTTGCTGGACTACCTGGACGTTGTCCAGTCGTGCCTGCTGGAATAACAACGCCGTTGGTTCCGCCAATATAAACATATCCAGTTACAGTTCCTGTTATAACAGTTGAACTTGCTGTTTGTGCTGGACTCACATAGTATGTACCTTGTGTGCCCGGTGTGTAAAAATTATATGTGCCAGACGCTTGAGTTGTAAATGCTTTGGTCAATATAACAGTTGTACCAGCAACACTGCTTACAAATGTGTTACTCGGAATGCCTGTGCCGCTTACAAATTGATTTTTTACAATGCTAGTGCCAGAACTAACTACAAAACTATATGAACTTGGAGCTCCTCCACTTGCAAATGTTGGGCTTGCTACGGCACTTGTTGTTGCTGTATTTTGGCTAATAATTACAGTATTGGTAGTAACTCCGCTACCACTTAATATCATCCCAGAATTAATTGGACTAGTAGTAACTGCTGTAACTATTAATGTTGCCAATTGTGCTGTAATTGTTATACTAGCTTGTGTAAAATAATTATTAATAGTCCAAGTACTGCTTGCACTTGTTCCAGTACCAGTTAAATTAGCAACAATATAAGTGCCTGCTAGTATTGTGCCGCCGCTTAAACTTTGTCCTACTACTAGTCCTGCGCCAGTAGGTGCGCTAGTAACTGTTAACGTCGATCCGCTAATACTGCCAGTAAATGTTACTGCTGTAGCATTTGCTATTGATCCAGTAAAGCTGGCAGTACCAGTTGTTTGATTAAATGTAGTTACCGCATTAGAAACAGTATTGGTAATGTTGTTAGCATTAACTTTAACGTTACCGATAATGATTCCGCCAACACCAGTTGTGGCAAAGTTAATATCTGCATTATTAACAGTGTCCGTGATAGTATTTGCACTAAAAACCAAGTTGCTGGTTTGAAAGTTTGTAACATTGAAACTGGTGAAGTAACTGTTGGTTGCGTAGATATTGTTCCAGTATAGGCTGGATGCACTGCTACCTAAATTGTAAGTTGCGGTTGTTGCTGGTATCAAATCACTACTGATACCCGCGGTAATTGCCACAGTATCAGTAGTTTGATCACCAATTGTAATATTGCCTTTGATAGTGACAGTGCCGTCAACGGTCAAGTTGCCTTGGGTATATAAATTTCCAGTTACAGTTAAATTGTTGTTTACTATAACAGCACCGGTGCCTGTGGTAGTAAGTGAAATATTTTGATTGCCACTAGTTGTACTAAGTGTATTTGCAGTAAGTTGCAAACTGCCAACTTGTAAAATTCCCTGATACACAACTGGATTAGACCCGCCAGCAGTCAAAGTAATTTGATTGCTTGAACTGGTAATGGCACTGCTGGTAAAGTTGATCAAGCCCAACGTGCTTGAACCGCTGACATTCAATGTAGTGGTTCTTGTGGTGCCGTTAACTTGTAAATCGTGTGAAGGAGAACTGGTATTAATACCAATGCGGCGATTTGATACATCCAAGTATAATAGATTCGTCTCAAAAGCCAAGTCTACACCGTTACGAAGTAGATTCGATTTTAAGAGCGGACCACTAATTCGACCAAGGGCCATCTGCCTCTCCTTTACCACCGAATTTCACGGATATAGCCACCTTGCATAGCGGGCCTCGCTGTTGAGTATCGTAAAAACTTGGTCAGTTCTTACAGTAATAGTATTTAGCGGTTTGGAGTTTTTAACCTAGTATAAGGTCGTAAATGATAGAACTATCGTTGATGTCTGCGGTAGTTGCAAGTGGAATATTGCCGTTGGAATTTTGCCAACTGGTGCCGTTGTAGATTTCTAAAAATCCCAGATCTGTATTATAACGGGTAGTACCTGTGGTTACAGTATTTCGCTGTGCTGTGGTTCCTACTGGAAAAACTACACCATTTGTACCAGCAAAGTTTACATAGCCGTCAGCAGTAGATAGCAAATAATACGGAGCATTATAAATTCTAACAGTATTGTTATTAATATTGTTTTGAGTAAATGCTGTTAATCCGTTGAAGGTTACATTGCCTGTGCCCAAAGGAGTAATAGTAATATCACTGGCGATATTGGTACTATAAATGCTGTTACCGGATAAGGTTATACCGCCAGCAGTGGCACTTGTGGTAGTAACTCCAGTGCCGACTAGCTGTTGTGCATAAACATTATTCCATTGTTTACTTGCAGAACCTAAGCTGTATGTGTTGGTGGTTTTGGGAATCAAATCTGAATTTTCGTCGGCTGTGAATGAGATAGTATCACTACTAGCATCGCCTAAATTAATTACACTACCTGCAATATAGTTACCATCTACTAGCACATTACCAGTTACATAGGTTAAACTACTGACTCCAGTAACTTGCATATTGCCAGTAACTTGAACAATACCAACGTTATCTGGAGTTAAGTACAAGCTCTCATTTATATTTTTTGTAGCAATTAATCTGTCAGTGATATTGACATTTGCACTGCCAACGCCGTTGGCTGTAATTGTTGGACTGCCAGCTTGGTTAGGTCTTAGATATAGTGTGCCACTAGATAATTGAATGTTATTGGTACTAATAGTCCAGTTAGAATCAGTAGTAGTTGTACCATCAACTATTAATGCTGTTGTGTATAATGCTTGGTCGCCGGTAACATTTCCTAAGTAAAGTTCGTTAGGACTCGTACCATAATTATTGATACCAATACGTTTATTAACAACGTCTAGGTATAATAAATCAGTATCAAACTGAACATCATCGCCTTGGAACTCTAAGTTAGCAGACAGTAGTTGTCCGCCAATACGGCCTAGGCTTTGTGCATATTCTGGCGTTAGATCAAGGGCCATTAGCTACCCCTTTAACTGTCAAAACCTGAGATGACTGTAATTGGTTTGGTTGCGGCCGCAGGGCCGGTGAATCGAACATAGTAACCTGTGGGCAAGGTCATTGTTATATCTCTGCCAGCCGCAATATTGCCAGTTGTTGCTTGGTTTAATGTAATTACGTTGGTAAAACTATTAACTGCGGTTACTGTTGTACTGGCCGCAAACACTGTTCCACTTGCGCTACTTGTAAAAATTACAGTTCCAGTTGGCGTTGAATCTGGCGGTGCGCTAAGAACAACAACAACTCCACTAGCACTAACAACAGTTTGGCCGCTGTTAAATCCAATACCGTTTACATACATTCCTGCAACAATACTAGTGGTACTAGCAACAATTAAATTGGTGCCGCCGCCCCATGCCGCAAATGTAAGTGTGCCACTTGGGGTGCTGTTTGCCACAGCATTAAGTACAAAACTTGTTGTGGCAGATCCGCTAGCAATATATTGTCCGGAACGGAATCCAGTAGTATTAACAATGGCTTGTCCGTCAACAAATGTACCAACTTTACTGCTGACTACCATAGTTGTAGTTGCAACGCCGCCGCTGACATAGGTAGCTGTAGCATTAGACGCATTGACTGTTGTTGATACAGTTGTAGTTGGAGCGGTTGTTGTAATTGTCGAGCCTACAATAATATCTGCAACGCTGTTTAATGTTATACTTGTTGCTCCGCTATTGGCCAATGTGTTGGCTGTGGCATTAACTGTTGGATTTTGTGCAATCAAATAGTTTGTATTATAAATTTGAAATACGTTTTCAACATAAATCATTAAGTTAGCACCTGTCCATGTGTAACTGCTTTGTACAACCGATGGTGGCGCTGGGCTAAGTGGGCCGTACAATGTGCTAATGCCGTCACCGTTGCCTAAACTTTGTAAAGCAATTGCTCCACTTTCTTTGTAACGCAAACTGCGCCAGCTCGAACTTTGATAAACTTCAACTTGATTAGTATCTGTGTTAAGACGCATCATGCCAGCAGTGGGACTGGCCGCACGTTGGGCTGTGGTGCCGCTGGGTAATTTCAAACTGCCCGGGGTATTGAACTGCACTTCATCAGCTTTGGTAATTACCAGTCGCTGATCGTGTGGTGCTTTGGGATTAAGATTTATGTTTCTTAAAAATCGCATTATACGCTCAATGTACTTACAGTAGAAACAAGACTACTGATATTCATAACAGTAGTTCCAGAACCGTATGTTCCTGGATCAGCTGTATAACTTAATTGTATTGTAGTGGTTGTACTGGCTGTACATACATACACGCCATTATATAAAGCATTGCCGTTACCAATAATACTAAAATAAAATCCAACTCCGCCGCTAGTTCCTAAACTTGCCGTTGTTGGAATATTAAATGTAACAAGGTATGGGCCAGTTCCGCTTTTTGCATTATAACTGCTGATTGTTAAGCTAACGGCGCTGGGTGCAATTCCGGAAGGTGCGCTACTAGTAGCTACTAGCGTATCATTATTACTCATAATAATTTTTTCATTGTCAAAAGTAAATGTTTCACCTGCCGGTAATGGCAATGCGCTAACAATCATGTTGGCAAAGTTTGGAGTGCCGCCACCAGGAACTATGAATAAATTTAAATTGCTTTGGCCAACTGTTGGGGTAGCGGGATTATATGTGTTTACATTTGAAACAATCAAAGTGGTAATGGCAGTATTGCCACTACTAGTATATAATACTGTGTTTGCCGCGTTAATTGCTGTACAAGTTAATGCCATGTTTTGTCCTTAAAATATCATACTTAAAAGTAATGCTCGATTCTTTGCCACTAACTCATCGGCATAGTTTGTACTATTTACAAAAAATATTCCCGACTTTCCTGGTCCTGGACTAATGCTTGAGTATACTTTTGTACCACCTGTTGTATAAGTTGGTAAAGTTTGGTTGTTGAGTGTTAATGTTGCCGCTACTTGGACATTACCGTTATTTGCACCTAAAATTAAATCGTTAGATCCGTCATAGTTCTTAATTGTATTAGTTTTAATTTTTATATTATCAATATAAAATCCGTTAGCATTTAACTGAGATCTTATAATACCATCTACAGTAAAGACTACTTGACTTGTTTCAGCTACTGGGCTCGGGTCTGATGGGCTAAATGGTTCTGTATAAACACCTTGGGTTGGATTTCCTGTGGCCGCTTTATTTAAAGTCCAAGTAAGTCCGCTTCCAGAAACAATATAAGTATCCGCAGTAACTCCGCCGCCGCTTAATAACATACCCGGCTGAACTGAATCACCTGTTGATTGCGTAAATGTTAATATTCCAGGAGTTGCACCAGAAATGTTTGCACTAGTTAATGTGGCAATTCGTGTTGCGCTTACGCTTGAATCAAACACACGAACTGTGGTGTCGCCTGAATAAATTTGATTAACGTCAGCAACGCCTGGCAAAAATGCTCCAGCCGCTACATAATTTGTGACATATTTCTTATTAGGAATATGATCGTCTTGGGTCACACGAGCATAATAAGGCACACTTCCCACAGTAGCAGTGCCTCGAGCAATACTTAAAACGTTAGTGGTGTTGTTCAAGTCAAAGTTAATATCAAACCCTGCTTGAGTACCAACTGCGGCCAATTGCACACTGGTCAATGCTCCGTCTGCGGTACGTGCTACAAATGAACCTGGCGCACTTGTTCCTAAGTTAGGATCATAGTGTGTGACTGATTCATCAAAAATAAATTGGGCGGCTGATAATATGCCGCGGTTGATTTGAATACCTGCACGATAATTGTTTAGGGCACTAATGCCTGAATTAACATCTGCAGGATCATAATTTAATTCAAAAATTACATCTTTAACATAACTATTTGTTGACTCAACATACGTTGTTGTGCCTTGCACATCCAAATTTCCTTTGATAGTTACGCTACCGTAACTGGAAGGATTTGCAGATTGTCCTGTAGTATCCAAAGTGATATTAGCAGGTGTGGCCGCAGATCCTACAACAACTTTGTAGTCTCCGTTACTTATTTTGACTATTCTTGACATTAGTTATCCTAAACAGGGAGCTTGCGCTCCCCTGTTAGTTTTTAGTTATTAGCTAATTGAACGTTAACGTTAGCTGTTGGACTAGCAAGAGTCCAAGGAACCGATGCGCCGTCAGCAAATTCATATGAACCACCGCCAAAGCGTGTCAATGTTGCTTTGTTCTTTGTTAACTTGGTAACGTAATATGTACAAGCTGTAGAGTCAGTAGCAACAATAATCATTTGTCCGGCCGCACTTGGAGTAGCAGTTTGTAATGTACAAATTGCTGTACCGTCTTGACTTTGAACTCTGTAACGACGTGTTGAAACTTGTTTGATAATGTCGTTACCAGTTGTACGATTTGTTGAACCAACTGTAACTGCTTGTGGCAGAATTGCGTTTTGTTGTGTTGTAGACAATGTATATGTAAATGCCAATGTACCAATTGTACCTGTTGAGTATGTTGGTGTTGGAGCACTTGTGTAACCTGAACCAGGATTGGTAATTGTTAAACCAGTAATTTGACCAGCTGTTGCTACTGTACCTAAAGTAATTGTTAAATCGTTTGTTGAAGTAACACCGCCTAAAAATGCGCCGTCAATAACGATTGTGGCACTGTTAGCGTAGCCAGAACCTGCCGAGGTACAAGTGATAGTTGTGTTAGCGCCATAGCTAGTACCACCAGTACGTGCTACTGTAAACACAGCACCAGTACCAGAACCGCTTGTTGATTTTTGTGTCAAACCAGTAAATGTTTGTGTTACTGCTACTGCTGTACCAGCACCTGATAATGTTGTGCCGCTACCGTTACCAGCTGTTAATTGTAAAATTGCTCCAGCTACGCTTTGTACTGTAACTGTTGCTGTTACACCACCAGCAATTTGTGGTGCTGATAATGTTACTTGTGTGGTTGAACCGTTAGTAAAACCTGATGAGTTGTTAGCACCAGAAGCTGTAGTAATTGTGTTTAAAAATTCACCAGCTACGTTACCTAAGTCGGTACCACCAAAAAATTTCTTGTGTAAAGGACGTCCCATTTTATTTCTCCTTAAGAATAATGGCGTTCTAGGCCATACGCGGTTGGATTTCCGCATAAAACTTACACCGTGTAAGTCGTACTATGTATTTAGCTACAAATGAAAAAGGACTTCCGAAGAAGTCCTTTGTCTATAACAATAATGTTATTTTCAGATTAACTGAATTTAACGTTAGCTGAAGTAATACCAACACGACCTAAGTAGTCAGCGGCGTTACCTAGAGAAGAAGCAGTGTTGCTTAATTCTACGTAGCCATAACGTGTCATGAATGATACGACTGGTTCAAATGTTGATGGATCTAACACAACACCGCTTGACATTAAAGGAATGTATGGGCAGTAGAATGCAGGAGCATCAGACTCTGAAGAACCTTTGTAACCAACAAGAATACTTGTTGAATCGTTTGCGTATGAGTTAACATAAATCTTCATAGCATTGTTCAATGTACCAACAAACTTGGTGTTTGTAGGTGCTTCGAATGTACCTTCTGTTGTACGAGCAAATGCGCTTGTAGTAGCAGATTGTAGGATTGTCAATGCAAATGGACTTACCACAGCGTAGTTACCAGCACCACGACGTGTACGCTGAGCGATCAAGTTAGCAACACGGTTGATCTGAACTGCCAATGCGGCATGCTCGTCACCAACGAATGTAGCTGTACCAGATACGCTAGCTTGGTTGTATGTCTCAGTATCTGAACCAGCAAGTGTTAACAAGCTAGCCAATACTTCCTGGTCGATTTCAGCAGTAATTTCTTGTGCTAAAGCGGCCATGATTTCTGCTTCAACGTCAATACCTTGTTGGGCTTGTGCGTCTTGTGCGGCTTCAAACGTCCAGCGAGCTGATAACTTACGTGTCTTAGCTTCAACTGTTTGTTTCAAGATTTGAATGCTCATTCTGTTACCAGCACGACCTTCTAAAGTAGCTGTTGAAGCCGCTTTAGCTGTTGCACTTTCGTTTCCAGAATATGCTTCTGCAATCTTGAATGGGCTCAATGCCTCTTCACCTGCTGTTACTCCACTGTTTGTTGAGTTATCTGCATAACGAACACGCAATGTGTGGATTTGTCCAACTGGACCAGTCATTGGTTGTACGCCGACTAGTTCATTAGCAATGACTGTAGGCATAACGCGGCGAATCACTGGAAGGATTACGCGATTTAGTGTGGCAACGTTACCGGCAGAGGTAGCACCAGCTGTTGGGGATTCCATCAAATACTTACGAGTATTTTCTAGTGTAACCGACATTACTGATTTTTTAGTGCCGTTTAGGCCTTCTAAAAGTGCTTCCTTAGTTTCTGCCCAACGTCCGTTTAGTAGTTCTGACATTTAAATTCTCCTTAAATTTTTAGTCCAGCAAGTCTACGAATATCAATAATGTTATTGTTTTCTAGCTCACTGCTACGATTGGTGTTGGAAACTTTGTTTCCTGTGATTTCTTTTGCCTCAGTTAGTGCCTGTTTTTGTTTTTGTGGAGCTTTACCTGCTATAACAGCTGGTAGATACTTGTCAAAACTATCAACTAGTTTTGCTGTTTTCACGCTTTCCATTAATTCACTCATAATTACTTTTTGTTCACCGTTAAGTGGACTTAGCAATTCTGCCATGATTTTTTGACGTTCAATGCTTTCGCCTAGACGTCTTGATTCTGCTTTTTTGCTTTCTATTACTTTTTGTGCCATGATAACATGAGCTTGCGCTTCTGTTAGTTCAGCCGTTTTCAAGTCTATGACTTTGAGCAATTTTGCAGTTTCTGATTTCTCGTTCAAGTAACTAGTCTGATATTCTGCGGCAAACGCCTCGAACATCTTACGACCAAAGTCTGTGCGGCGTGCTGATTCGATGTCTTCTTTCAAACTAGTAAGTTCGGTAGTTAAACCTTCTGTTACTAATGTGTCAACCATCTGAGCGGCTCGTTGTACAAACTGTTCTTTAACTTTTGCAAGTTGTTGACGTCCTTCACGGACTAATCGTACCTTGGTCTCAGCAAGGTCTTGCTTGTCTTTGTAAAATTCTGCGATTTCTTGGGCCAATGCTTCTACTACGAAAGTTTCTAATAGTCCAAATTTACTAGCCATTACTTTCTGATCTTCATGTAGCTCTAAAACTTCAGAAGCCAACTGGCGAGTAACGAATTCCTTCATTGTCGCTGTGTCTGCTTTCATTTTTTGAGCATACTTAACTTTCATTTCTGCAAGTTGATTACGATCTTCTGTAAACTCGACAATTTCCTGTGCTAATTGTTCGCTGATCATTGTGTCGACAGCTTCAATCATAACTTGTTTGTCATGTTCGTACTTTTGGGAAAATTCTTCGCGTAACTGTTGAGTTAATACTTCGCGAGTCTCGGTTAAACGAGCTTCGAAAGCAGACTCAAGAGAAGCTTGGATCTCTTCAGAAATCACGTTGTTTTCAAATAAACTTTTAAGTGCTTCCAACATGTGATTCTCCTTTTATTGGAGTTTGCCAATTATTGCTAATAGGCTCTCTTTGAGATATTTCTGTGCTTTAGGATCACCTTTCACCTCTTGCGCTATGCGTAAGGCACTTAATCCTCCCTTATTATTCATAAGGTGTTCATAAATTGGTGTTGGATATGCTCCCGGAGCACTAGGTTGAGCTACCATATCTACTGTGATAATCTCAAAATCTGATACTTCACCGGAGCCGTCGCCTTTGACGTTACCGGACCCCCTGCTGGAGACACCTAATTTTACTCCGCTTTCCAGCATTGTACGAATTAGTTGCCCCATAGGAGTTGGCAAAATTTTAAGTTTGCCGTAACCATTTGGACCGTCCATCCACATGTTTGTTATCATGTGACTGACCCTGTCCAAATTTATTTTTAGATCATCTGGATGATCTACTTCTCCGAGAACTGAATAGCCGTTTTGAATCTGATCGTTAAGGGTTTTGACAGCCTTGCCAATCTCTTGCACCGGATAAACACGCTGGTTAGCGTTTTTTATACCGCCCTGGATGCAAATCCCGGACATGTATAAACTTTTCCCGTCTTTGTCATCAGACTCAACGACCATTTTTGCTTCGTTGAAACTGAGATTCTCTCGGAGGTATAGTGACATATTTTAAATAGTCTCTTTTTATTTCTTAGCTTGACGTAAAATGCTTTGCTTGTTAGTAGCAGTTTCTTTAGAACCTGCTTTTTCAGCACCGTGTCCTGGCTGTTTTGTACTAAATGCATTGCCTGCTTTGCCGCCTGGAACATTAATGTTACCTTTAGCATCTGGGTTAGGAGCTACTTTAGGACTCATTACACCATTGCCTTGAACTGTCGATTTAGCACCAATATCAGCACTAACTTCTGTGTGGTTCTGCGCAATATTCTTTACTGTACCGCCCATATCGTTCTTACCAGCTACAACAGACTTAGTGTTTGTACCGTTGTCGCCCATAGAGCCGAATGTGTTGTATGTGGCGCCGCCAACTTTTTCAACGTATTCGCGGATTAGTTGTTCGTCATCTTCCATAAAACTTTGTTCGTCTGTGTGGATATAGTGATGTACTTCAGTGCCTTCGCCTGAACCTGCGCTTTCATCTTCCATGCTGTCATCGCCTGCCATGGCATCCATACCCATGTCATCAGCACCAAATTCGTCGCCTGCCATGTCATCGCCTGCCATGTCATCAGCACCCATGTCGCCGTTTTCTTCACCAGCCATTAGCTGTTCAAACTCTGCTTTTAAGTCTTCTAAAGCATCTTCTAAATCTTGTACGCGATCTTCAACGTCACCTTCTGGTTCGTCGCCTTCGTCATCGCTGTCTGCATCAACGTCTCCGACCATGTCATCAGTTTCATCGTCGGCACTGAAGTCATCTTCAGCGTCATCTTTTTCGTCTTCTTCTTCCATTCCGGTATCGGTAGGTGGAGTTGAAGAATCTGAACTTGATTGTCCAAAGTCATTTTCTAATAGTTCTTCGTAGATTTCGCGTGATTTTGCGACTACGATGTTGTGGAATATTTCTTGTGCTGTTGATTTATCTTCATTAATCAAAGCCTCGAGCATTTGCTCGAATTGTGTACGATCAGTCATGTTTGTCTCCTGTGAATATGAATACAAGGCTGTATGATATTTACACGTATCAGCAAAATACATGCTGATATAGTGTAAAAACAGCCCGTTTTATGTACTAACCCGTTTATGCCGGTGCCGGCACCGGTGGTTTAGCATACATCTTGTTAATAAAAGCTAGTTCATGCTCTTGTTCTAGTATGTGTGCTTCGCTACCTTTGCGAAGTTCGTTGATCTGAGATAGTGTCAATCTTGTCTTACGTGTGTCGGATTTCTTCATAGCTGATTGGTCGCGCAATGGATCATAACGCATGTCATTAACATTGCGCCCAGCATCCGACATATTAAAAAGTTCACGTAGTATCATGTTAATATTTATCTTGCGGGAGGCATTCCTGGTGCCGGTGCTTCTGCTCCTGGTGTTGGAGCAGGCTCTAAAGGATTTTCCATACCTTCAGGAGCAGACAAATCACCGCTAGTAGTCATATCTCCTGCAATGCCACCTGCACTTAATCCTGCACCGCGTAATTCTCCAGCACTATCTGTGTCAGTAGCACTGCCGTCGCCTTGTTCTTCTGCCCATAGACGTTCGTTTTCTGCAATCTCGTCTTCTGTTAGACCTAAGAAACGCTTTAATGCAAATCGATGACTCATATAAGGTACTGCTTGTATCGTGTTAAAGGTATTGATACGCTCAGTGTCCAAGGCCGCTTGACGGCTACTTGCAAAGTTTAGTGGTTCATTAAAGCGCAAATCAAACAAAGTGGCATCAATGTTCACACCACGTGTGTGCATGTAGCGTTTGAATTCAATATCAAACGAAGTTGATATCAATGCTTGCAAACGTTCGCAGTATTTGTTAAAGCGTAGCTCTTGAATGTATGCTGTGCCCACACGACCATCATTGTAACTGCTGTTACTGTCGTCTGCACCAGTAGGCAAATAGCTACTTGGTATGCGCAAACCGCGGAATAACTTGTTAGTAAAGTATTTTAAGTCGTCAATCTCACCTAAGTTAGTTCCGCCGGGCAATGTTGTAACATCACTACCACGTCCGTCTGCTGATTTAGGAAAGAAATAGTCTTCATTAATGCTTAATGGGTTGTAAGCACTGTCAATAACGTTCTGACCGCCGCCATTTTGGCTAGGAATTCTACGTTGATGGATCTGGTCTTTGACTCTTTCCACAAACGCCATGGCCAAGTGGCTGGGCATGTTACCTACATCTATGTGAAAGATGCGTCTTTCTGGAGCACGTTGTATACGATAGATAAGAATAGCATCTTCTAATAGTTCTTTTTGCTTGTAAACTTTAAAGATGTTTTCTAATAAGCTGTTACCAAACGGATAATTGTTGTCTAAACCTTCGCTTAATGACAAATGAATAACGTGTTCAGCGTTAACTGCTACTTCATTTTCTTGTTTATCCCAACGACTGCCGGTTGATGGATATGCGCCTGTCATACCACGTGCGGCCATGCCGCCTGTGCCTACACTTGCACTTGATCCGCCTCGATTAACATCTTTTACGTTAGGTGCAATTTGTGTAGCAACTAAATTTTGAAAGTTAGGATTGATATCACGGATAACATACTGCTCTGGCTTTTTACCTTCGCTTTCGTTGGCAATAATTTTAACTACTTTGCTTGGATCAACATAAAACCACTTTTGTGTTTCTGGATCACGAATAAAGAAACTATCACCAAACTTAAATGTATTACGCAATATACGGAAAATACGTGTATCAAACTGTTGTAACTTAACCCATTGATTTAAATATTCGGTTAGAATTTTTGTTTCAGCATTAGTGGCTTTGCTACGCCATTCAATTTTAAATGCCGCGCTGTGTCCGTCTTTGTTTTTTTGTGTACAAAATTCTGCTAAAATATCTAAGGCCGCATTAACTTCTGGATCTGCATCCATTGTTTCATATTGATTATAACGATCAATACGATTTGGACTACCGCTGTATACATCTGGCAAATAGCTTGAATAGTTTGTTTTAGCCGGACCCATACCAGCACTAGTGTTATTTGGACCCAACGGGCTACGGCTTTGTGATCCAACAGGTACTGGTGTGAAAAACTTTTTCCAACTCATATTATATGTATTCCTTAGACAATATTAATGCCAGCGGCTTTAATGTTTGTGGCTGTATCTTTGGTATTTCTAGCAACTTCTTTCATAGTTGTGGCAGTTACTTGCATCACAGTACTTATCTCGCGCAAAGCTGACACCAGTTCAGATTGATCTGTGGTGCTGTTGATTGCTTGCTCCACTTGAGCACTGACTGTTTCTTTAACGCTACTAATTTGAGCTGGAATATTTCTCAATAATGAATTCATTGTGGGACTATTGACTCCAGAATTACTAACTAGACCAATGTTATCCATGATAAACTTACTGGCATCTGCTTCATTTACTATGGCTTCAGGACCTGCCTCACCCCACATAGATAATTGCGGGCCAGATTGGAACCAACTTGATGAACTAGATTTACTAGGATTAGTTCCGTCTGCTCTTATAGTAACATTACCAAACAGTGTTTCAATTCTTTTAAGTACTTCGTCCCATTTTGCCGCAATTCTTAGTTGAGACTTTTCAGCTTCTGTATTAAAGGTGTCAAATTTAAGAAGTAGCTTACTTGTCAATGCTGTTACTGGGCTTTGTTGCATGTTAGAGCCCGGTGTTGTACCAGTTTGTCTCATTGCTTTAAGTGCGTCACCGCCTGCCGTTACCACATCGGAATTGTTAGTCAACCTTTGATTCATAGTATCAACTAATCTATTAAGGTTAGAGCCAAACAACGTAATCTGACGTTGCGCTTCCATGGTCAAATCTGTAGCAAGTGCTCGAGGGTCTTTATCACCTCGTGCGTATTCTTTTCCAGTTTCAGGATTTATTACTCCTTTTAATGCTTCTGTCAGTAGACCTTTTTGTTGTAGTGCTATATCCTCTTTTATTCCAGCCATAATTTCTGCATCGGTCATGTTTTTACGACTTGGATCAGCATTTCTATAAGCCGCCATACTTGTTTCTAGATTAAAAATCTGGTTGTATGCTTCTTGAGTCATCTTTGATTGCAATGCAATACCGTGAGCATGATTTTGTGACTGTGTTTTTAGTCCTTCGCCCATCTGGCCTTGTAGGGCTTTTGAAGCTGTCACTGCTTGTTCTCGAATTTCTGCATTGGAACTATTTGCCATCCTACCAATTTCCACAACTTGAGCAAGCACCGCAGGGCCATATGTTTGTTGAATCTGATTAGCCATGTCTTGAGTTATTGAGCCGTTTCTTGCCACTGACATTACCAATGCTCGTTGCATTTCTTGTCCGTAGTTAGCAGAAGCCGCGTTAATACTTCCTAGGGTCTTTTCTCCTTCTGGATTTCTTTGACGGAATTGCAGTATGGCCGCACGAGTTTGTGCTTCTTCTTGTATTGCTCTTACATTTTTTAATTGTTCTTGTCTACTTATTCCAGTAAGTTTTGCTTGTTCATCCATTTCTCTTGAAAGTTTAGCAGTTGAATCTAAAAAAGAATTCATACGCTCTTGCTGACTTTGACCCTGAATGCGTTGTACACCTTGCGAAGCAATAGTAACTGCTAATGCTTCGTTCATGTCTTTGGCATTCATGCCTAATTTTAAAAATTGTTGACTGTTAGTGCTGTTTTGTATTTCAAATGACAGCTGACCAAATGCTTGAGCGCCTGTACTAAGATTACCAGTTAACATTGCAAATGCAGGTTTAGTAGTATCTAACATTCCTGCCCAATCTCGAACACTCATTCCAGTTGACGAGAATGCTTGGCGGAATGCCATAGCATCTCCGCCCATTTGAAATCCTAAACTACTAACTTGTTGCCAGTCTCTAACCGAGTCAGCAACAAACCCACCAAGTTTACTAAACAATACGCCAAAAGCTTCTGGCAAAACTTCGCTCATGGTTTTTGACACCATGGCTACTGCATCACTGGTATCTGCTGTTTGTTCTATGGCTTTACCAGCAAAGGCACTCATGTGTCCTAGTATACCAGTTAATCCATCACCAAATTTGTCAATTAGTCCTTTAACATCGCCTGTGGCTCCGCCACCAACTCTGTTTTGAAAGTTTGAGTTTGATCCTCCGCTTACTGCCTTAGCAATCAGGGTAGCAAACTCTTCTGCGGTCATATCGACAACTTTTACACCTGCCATTATTTTATCCTTGAAATATACGTATATAAATACATCATAGTAATATTTATCTGGAGATAATAATGGCCAATAATCCATTGAAGAAGTATTTTAGACAACCTAAAGTCTACGTTAAACTACCTAGCAAAGGGATTTTTAATCAACCAGGCTCCTTGAATGGAGACCCTGATAATGTATCAATCTACGGTATGACTGGCATGGATGAAATACTGGTCAAAACACCGGATGCGTTGTTGAACGGGGAAAGCACTACAAAGGTTATTGAAAGCTGTTGCCCAACAATTAAAGATGCGTGGGACTTGTGTTTGTTAGATTTGGATTTGTTGTTGGTGGCCATACGAATTGCTACAGAAGGCAATACCATGTCAGTTTCACACACTTGCAATTCTTGTAACGAAATAAATGATTATGACATTGATCTAGGTACATATATCCAGCATTTTGGCAGTTGTGAATACAACAGTAAAGTACCTTTGCAAGATATAACAATTACACTACATCCGTTAAATTATCGACAATGGACTGAATTTCAAACTAAGAATTTTCAAATTCAACGCCAGTTATCACAGGCAATGGCCATGACTGAGCCAGAGCAAGAAGAAGAGCAAAAGAAATTACTAGCAGGATTATTTGAAAAAGTCACAGTGATACAAAATGACTTACTAATGCAACAAGTAGAAAGTGTAGAGTCTCCAGAAGGTGTTACTAACCAACGACAGTTTATTCAAGAGTGGCTTAACAACTGCGACAAGAGTGTGTTCGATGCTATCAAAGCCAAAGTTGAAGAAAATAGAAAACGATGGGAACTACCTGCTGTACAAGTAGTGTGCGATTCTTGCCAAGCTGATAATTCACTGTTTGTTAATATGGATCAATCCGGTTTTTTCGCCAGCGCCTAATTAGACTTTCCAACGAAGAAATTGAAGAATATCTAGTTAGGCTAGAAAAAGATGTTAAGAGACTCAAGACTAATTTATTCCGTATATGCTGGTATATGCGGGGCGGTGTTGGTATAGATGATTTATTGTTTACACTTAGTAAAGAAGATTTAACACTGATGGGCTCTATTATTGAAGAAAATATTGAACTTACACAGAAAAGTGGCTTGCCCTTAGTTTAAAGTTGGCCCGGTGCCTTGCCTGTTATGTTTGTTGATGCAGTGCGTTTTTCAAAATCAGCATAATCTTTAGCGGCTTGCGCAGGATCTTTCCATGTTATACCAGTAGTATCGGCCGCTACAGTTTTCTTTACTGCATCATTTATACCGGGCGTTACAGTATCGTTGATATCAACGCCAGTGTACTTTTTAATTAACTCATTTAACCAATCCCAGCTGGTAGTAATGGCCGCACCGGGTGCATTAAAGAACGCAGGCCCGATAAGGTCTTTAAGCCATTTAGTGCCACTTGGACTCCCTATCCATCCTTGTGCGGCTAAAATCATAAGTTCTTGCGCTACTGCCACGCCAAACCCAGGTTTTTTAGTAACGGCAAGCCCGGCCGCTCCGCCCACTGTTCGTAAGAATGCTCCTAACAAAGAAGCTGATGCAAAACAACCACGTATTATACCTTGGACAGCATACTGAGCAAACCATATGCCAAATATTTCATCTCTTGCTTTGCTAACCCATTGTGCTTTTTCAAGATCTGTATAAGCCGCAAATGCTGGATCGCTCTTTCTAAAAGTATCAAGAGGTTCTTTGGCAATCTGTTCCAATGCCCATACTTTAGCGCCAGCCAGTAGGGAAGGATACCATACATTCCCGTACTTAAAGTATTTCATTATACTAGTACTAAGAGTCCATTGCTTTGCCAGCGTTTCTTGATATGCCGCGGCTTTCTCAGGATTTGCTTTTATCCAAGCCATTGCTATTGCATCAGCAGTAACAGGGGTTGTGGCTTCAGTGATTATGTCTAAAATCTTCATGATATGTTATTTATAGTATTGAAAGATGTACTGCGTACATCTGCTCTTCGCTTTCGCTCGAGCTTTTTCTAATGTCTTATTGTGTTAGTAGTCAAGTGCGAAGCACTGTAAATATTATCTAGATTGTGT